AGCGCTTGCATGGCATGCAAGAGGTCAGCGGTTCGATCCCGCTATTCTCCACCAATCAAGAGCAAAACGAACACGAAGTCACCATTCAAATGGCAGGCAACGTGTTCGTTTTGTTTTGTGAGATTCCAAGCGTTTAAGCAAGCTCTAATCAAGATTTAAGCAAGGTCTAATCAAGATTGCACAAATAAAAAATGCCCGCACTTTTCGTTTCGGATTGTGCGGGCATTTTTTATTTGTGTTAGAATTTTCCGAAATACGGAAAATCTTGCCGAAATAGAGGGTTTCTTGCCAAAATGCAGACAAGCCGACCATGAATCGGCTAAAATCAGCAACAAAGGAGACCAAAGGCTATGATTAGGATTTTGCTGTCAACCCGCCTTGGCGAACGGCGGATGACACAGAGCGACCTTGCTCGTGTCACAGGGATTCGCAGTCAGACTATCAACGAGTTGTACCACGATTTTGCGGAGCGTGTAAATCTGGACGACCTCGACCTCATCTGTGAGGCACTGGACTGCGACCTCGAAGATCTCATTGTGCGAGAACCCAACATCGAGCGCAGGGTCAAAGAGGTGCGCCATATCCCCCAAACCGTGAGCAAGTCTCGCAAGAAGTAACCCCCATCTCCTGCCCGGATGCACGTTATGCGTCCGGGCTTTTTTCGTTCTCGTCCGGCACGAATTCCAGAAGATCTGCGGGCTGGCAGTCCAGAACGGTGCACAGCTTGTCCAGAACGTCCAACGGAATATGCTTGACGGAGTTGTTGTTCATGCCCGACAGAGTGGGCTGGCGAATCCCGGTCATTGCGACCAAATCCTTTTGTTTGATGCCTTTTTCGGCAAGCACGGCTTTCAACTTGATGCGAATCATGTAAGCACCTCCCTTTTCTTCACTATATCACACTTGCCTAAAAATTGCAACGCTTTTCGTAAAAATGTTTACGAAAAGCGTTGTTTTACTATTGACATACAACGAAATTCGTTGTATAATATAGACATAGAGAGGAGGTTACGAGGTGCAAGGGAGCAACCCAAAGGGGGTGATGCTCCATGACAAGCAAGGAATTTGCAAAGCTCACCAGAGCCGAGCAGGTAGCCCGCTTTGAAGCATACAAAAAAGCGGCTCAGGAACGCACCCTGAACCGCTAACCGCTAAAAGCCCGTTATCCACAAGCCCCTTGCACCTCCATTTTATTTTTTTATTGAAGATTTGTCAAGAGTAAATCGGAGGTTTTTAAAATGAAGTACATCGATATCAACCGCAAGTTCACCGCCGCAGTCAGCAGCTACATGATGCAGGGCTACACGCTCAACAGCAGCACGATGGGCGGCAGCCAGGGCGAGATCGCCAGCATCGACCTGACGAACGGAACCGAGATCATCCGGGTGCTGCTCAACGGTTTCAGCGACTACAAGGAGATGGTCACCGATGGCGGCATCGAGCTTATTGTTGGCCGGGTCACGGATGACGTTCACCCGAACAAAGCCAACGAGTACCGCACCGTCTGGAACAATCGTCTGGAAGTCATCTCCAACGAGAAGTTCTACAAGCTGAGCAGCAACCGGGATGACGAGCCGTTCTACGGCACCGAGGACGAGGCCAAGGCCGCCATGGAAAAGCGGTTCAGCCGCTACACCAACCGGGACACCTACCGCACCCCGGAGGACATTACCGCCAAGGCTGCCCCGATCGTCAAGCGGTACGTCCACGAGCAGTTCGGTGTCCGCCGTGTGAAGATGGAGGATATCAAGGTGACCAAGCACAAGGGCGTGTTCACCGTCACCTACCACAAGCACGTTGCCCAGCTGCACTAAGGAGGACGAAGCGATGAAGAATCTGACAGTCACCTACGACGCCCTGCAGAACGGCGAAAGCGGCGAAGCGTGTGTGAGCATCCCGATGGATGATGAACAGGCAGAGAGAATCAAGGCCGCTTTTGATGGTTCCGCGGTCATCTCAAAGCGGGAGGCATTCGACCTCCGAGATGCAGTAAGCGGATTCGTAAAGATCTGCGAACGTGCCAGAGGTCGGGAATATGTGTCCGACAGCATCAAGACAGTTGAAGTCAAGGAGGTCTGAACCATGAAAAAATCTGAAATGCGTTCCGCACTTGAGCGGCTCAATCAGCGGCTGGATAACCAGTGGGCATACGCCCGGTCTGATGCCGAGATGGACATTGCTGCCGGCCGTGCCGAGTACAACGATGACGGAGAGAGGCTGCCTACCGAGCCGGAGATCAGCTACTACGGCATGATTGCCGCATTTGAAACGCTCGGCGGCGAATGGAAACGCAACGCCGATGGCCGCCACTGGCTGTGCCTTGGCGGAATCGTGGCAAGCACCCAGAGCAAGTGATTTTGAAAGCTGTGCTATCTGGCTATACGGGCGTTCGGAGGATATGACGATGAAACTTTACAAATATTCCGGCACCATCGAGGAGCTTGCCGTTGAACACGGCCGAATCTCCTACATCAAACTCTTTGATGTGACCGACCTCAACAAAGCACCCACCCGGCTGGAAGTCTTCGGTGCGCTGAGCAAGTACATTGAGGCCATCGAGATCACGGATGCCGAAGAACGGTACATCAAGAGCGATTGGTATTTTGACAGCAGTCTGTATCTGCGCCGCATCGAGATCCCCGGCAGCGAGGTTGGCCGCCCGGCGAAAATCATCACCCAGAGCCCGCACAACATCGAGCGGTTGGAAATCTTCGGCCAGCAGGACTACATCCAGACCAGCAAGCCGGATTCCATGTCCCGCGAGGAAATTTACCGTTTGGTCGATTGGGAACGCGAAAACATGAATTGAGGAGGTGGCAGAAATGTCAATGGGAGATCAAATCAAGGCCATTCGCCAGATTCGGGGGCTTACACAAAAAGAACTCGGAGAACGGATGGGCGTTGATGCTTCGACAGTCAGGAAGTATGAATCCGGGCGGTTGAATCCGAAAATCGAAACCGTGCAGAAAATAGCTGATGCGCTGGAAATGCCAGTTGGCTCATTTCTCCCATCGATGGGTATAGCTGAAAATTTCGGCTCCAGAGTGAGAGAAGCGCGAAAGAAGCAGCACCTGTCTATGGAGCAGCTTGGTCAAAAAATGGGAATATCCGGTTCTCTGGTTGGGAGGTATGAGCGAAACGAAGAACACCCTAAGCCAGATACCATCAGAAGATTTTCGGACGCATTGGGTGTTGATGCAAAATGGCTGGAAAAGGGAGAGTACGACGACAACAGCCTATCCGGCGATGAACAGCAGCTTCTTCGGTATTTTAGAGCAATGTCCCCGGTTGGCCAGCATGTCGCACTTGAACGGATGGACGAACTTTCGCAGCATCCAAAATATAGACGGAGGTTTTGAACGATGACAGACGAAAAGATTATTGCCCGGATGCAGGCCGATCAGGAGCAGGGCTGGCCGCTGTGCCCCCGCTGCGGTGAGAGGATGCCGGACAAGCTGACCCATGGAGCATTGAGCCGCCACGCCAAGGGCGTGTACATCTGCGAGGCCTGCGGCACCGATGAAGCCCTCCGGGACTGGGGCGGAAACGTCAAGCCCTTGTCTGACTGGGTGCTGGTTCGCGTGTACAATGGAGATTTATGGAGAGAGGCGAAGCAAAATGAGCAAAGTTGAAAAATTCGGTCCGAGGTTGAAAATGCTTATTGATGAAAAAGGGATTACCGTGCGTTCGCTGGCAAAGGATCTGAATGTATCGGTTGGGGTTTTGTCTGATTGGCAAAACGGAAACAAAACTCCAAGAGGAGATTCCATTATGAAACTCACGGAATATTTCGGTGTCACCGCTGATTATCTACTGGGTCTGACCGATGCAAGCACGATAGATACCGATATAAGAATTTCGTGTGACACTACCCGTCTTTCCGAAAAGGCAGTCAAGATACTTTCCAGCATGGAAAAGTCAGACGTTGAAAAGCTGTCCAAGCTGATTGAATTCTACAACACCATCAGATAAACAAAAAATCCCCCTCCACTTTGCCTACACATACCCCGCGAGGTTCGCAGGGCTTCGACAAAGCAGAGGGGGATTTTTGTGCGCCGCCGGAGCAGCCAAATATAAAATCAAGAGTGGAACCGCCCACAGGCAATGCCGCTCTCTACAAAAGCCGTGGCTTTTCAAGTGGTTCTATTTTAGCTGGCGTTTATGTATCCGTCAAGCCTTTTTGGTACTCAGCGCCGCAGTCATAGCGTCAAATGCGCGCTCAATAACCGCATCCAACACCTCATCGGTGATTGCCCACTGGATGACAGCCGGGCACTTGGCGCGGAGAGCCGCGAACACCTGCTTCTTCTTTTTGGCACCCTGCCCGCTGCCCATGATGGACCGTTCGGCCTTGTTGACAAGCTCAAGCGCCAGATCCTTGACGGTGGCCTTGTAGCCCAGCCGGATGCCACCGACTGCCAGAGCGATAAAGCCCGCCAGCATCAGGACGATGGCGACGGGAGCGGGGATGAAGTTCAGCATAGCTTCCATGATATTGCCTCCTATAAGCATCAGCGGCGCGGGGAGCCACCCCTGCGCCGTTTTGTCGTGTTGGTTATATCGGATGTTTCACAAGTACTTGGAAGCCCCGGAGATGGCCTTCCAGCTGGCTGGGCCGCAGATGCCGTCCACGGTCAGTCCATGCGCCTCCTGCGCTTTCAGCAGGGCGTTCTCTGTTCCCTCACCGAAAATGCCGTCCGGGGTAAGCCCCAGCAGTCGCTGGAGCATCTTCGTGGCAGCCCGGTTTGCATCCCCGGTGCAGCCACGGCGGATGGTCGGCAGAATGAATTTCTGGTATGTGGTGCTGGGATAGTGCTTTGCAGCATCACAGAGCCACGTTGCCTTTGCGTTGCGGGTATCGGTGTGGACCATAGCCGCACCGTCATACCAGTAGATGCCGACCGCCTTGAAATACTGGGCGGCGATGATGCCCAGCGCAACCGGGTTGATGCTGCGGTCTACGATGCGCCAGTCAGCCGCCATGCCGTAACGGTGCTTGCTGCCGGGGCTGCCGCCGACCGCCGCATTACGGGGGATGCAGCGGTATCCGCTGGTCACTTTGATGGGCTTGCCCAGCTTGTCCCGGATGGTCTGCAACTTTTCAACCAGTTCGGAATCGACCATCTGGCGGCTGCATCCGCATGGGCAGCGGAAGTCTTTCCGGGTAAAATTCTTGCTCAGGGCGGACGTATCGCTGGCAAGAAAAGAGATAACTCTCATGCTGAAAACCTCCCTTACAGGAAATCGTGCTTTTGGAGCCGTTCATCGTACACCCTGCCAATGTTCGCCACTGCATGAGTGCAGCGGTTGTTCTTGTATTCGGGGTGCGTCCGGCAGTATGCCTCGTACTCGTCGATGATGGCGAGGATCTCGATGAAATGCTCCGGCGTGTGCTTTTTGCTGTCAATCAGTTCATCATTGAACCGCAAAATCTGGGTGCGCAACAGGTTGGCATTCCGTTCATCGTCCGTGCGGATGTGCTCGTCCAACTTCTTCTGCGTTTCCTGCTGCTGTTCCAGCACTTCGGAATTCAAGGCGTGTCCGAGGAGTTTTGCGATTCTGGACCACGGATTGAGTTTGATGGGGGCGATCTGAATCAACGTGAGGATGACGATGACAGCACCGCCCCCAGATGTCAGGATTTCAAGGATACTCATTGCGTCCTCCTGCACAAAAAGGCAGCCCCACCAAAACGGTGAGACTGCCTTTCGATTTTATTCTGCTGCATCCAGCATATCTTGTGAGTGGCGAACCAGAACGTAGTCCTCCAGGATCTGATTTCGCAGGGCATCGTTATTGCAGTCCTGCATCAAGCCCAGATAGCTTTGAATCACGCTCAGGGCGTACTCAAGTGGAACCTCGCCACGACCGTAGGCCTCTCTGACATATCGAAGATGTTTCTTCATGCCGAGAGAGGTCTGCCGCCGCAGCTCGATTTTATCAGGGGTGATTTTTCGCCCGACAAATTCAACAGGTTTGCCAAGCGGGATAACCGCTGTTTTGTCGTTCAGCTGCAAACCAACATTGGTACGCAGGTAGTCATCGACATACCCCACGACTTCCCATGCCGCCTTTTTGCCATCGACAATGCACATCATGTCATCCATGAACCGAGCGTGTTCCGGCACCTGCAGCTCCCGCTTGATGTAGTAGTCCGTTGGGGTCATAACCACATTGGCGGTCATCTGCGAAATGAGACTGCCGACTTGCATCCCGATGCCGGAGATCCGCTCGGCGGTCGTAACGTCCGTGCAGTACACGGGCAATCCCAGTGGCCGACCATCGCAGCGGATAGCCTGTTCCAGAAACCACACCATGTCCGGGTCATCCAGCGGTTTGGAAAGCTCCCTTAGCTGAACATCCACCGGGATGCGGAAGAAAAACTTGGCAATATCCATCTTGACGATGTACCAGTCACCCGGCTTGCGGGCATAGCTTCGCATCCACTGCTGAACAGTCCTCGATGCGCGGATAGGACCTTTCTCCTCGATGCTGCCGAAACTGTACTCATACATCGACTTGCGGTAGATAGGCCACAGGACATTGTGCGCTGCACAGTTGATAACCCTATCGTAAAACGGCAAGCTGCTGATAAGTCGCAGCTTCGGATAGTATTCATAAAACTGGTGAAGCTGCCCGGTGTGGTATTCATGCCACTGGAGCCGATTCACCGAATCTATCAAATTATCCTCAAGGAGATTTGTGTACTGGAGTACGCAATCCTGTTGCCGCTTGTGTTTGCGGGCTTTCAGATAACCGTCATACATATTGTCGAACGTTGCAAAACGTTCAAAAACGTGTCTGTATTTTTCCAACAAATCCCTCCTGAGGTCGCACCCTGACGAGTGCCGTGCGCCCAACACGCCGGAACACTGGCCAGAATACTGGTGTTTTCAGGCTGCATATTGCAACCAAGGGAATCGACCCCTTTATCCCTCTGTACTGAGAGCAAGCCCATGAGCTTGCAGTATCTGACGATGAGGCAAAGCGGAGCGGAAGCCCAAGTTCGCCCTCGTGTTGGAACGCGGGTTGTTGCCGTTGAACGAGGCGAGGCCGTAAGAGGAGTTGTTCCAGTTGCCGCCGGAGTAGAAGCACGCTACGGCCGATTCCCTATGTTTTTCGGCTGACCGTTGACGGTTTTCAGCCAGCCGCCCAACATCTTTCCGATTTCGACCACCATGCCAGACCAGACTTCGTATTTCTTCATGGGCAGGAATCCTAACTCATGGGATAGCCGGAGATATGCGCGGAGCTTCATAATCTCAACGTCCAGTTCCTGCAAGGTAGTCTTCTTGTAATACTTTTTCTGCGCCTCTATGGTACGCTCCAACATGATATCCATGCAGTGCTTTATATCCGTGCAAAGCGCAAATTTTTCCGATTTCGGATACTGGGCCAAAGCCGGATAAGCATACTCCATCATGTCGTATACTTTCTGCATAAGTTTCAATTCTTCTGCCATGCGGTAGACCCTCCTCCGAACGCGGGATAGTATAACAAGATTTGCATTGAAAATCTGCCTTTCGGTGGATTCTTCCGGTTTTCGGCAAAATCCACCGAAAAGCAAAAAATCAATTTTATAAACGACCCCGCTTCGCGGGGTCGAGGGAACGTGCTGTGCTATCGCACAGCAAACAGGTCACAGTCAGGCAGTGGGCAGTTTCACAAAAGCGGAGCGGAAGCCCAAGAACGCCCCCGCGTGGGAACGCGGGTCGTAGCCGTAGAACGAGGCGAGGCCGCAAGAGGAGTTGACCCAGTTGCCGCCGGAGTAGAAGCACCGTTCGGCAGCGCCATTGTTAAACCAGCAGCCATTGCCATCTTCCAGCGTATCGCCGGGATACTCCAAGAAACCGAGGTTGTACAGCCACAGCTTCGCGCCGTCCTTGATGGTGCTGTTGCACTCAATCTGCGCCTCGGTTTCGTAGTCGGATTCGTCCTTTTTGACGGTAATATTGGTGGACCAGACCAGCTTGTTGTTGATATGGTCAGCCTTAACAGAACCGGAAGTGGTGCCGCTGCCGTTAGGGGTAATCAGAGTGCCGTCCGCAGCGTTGATGGCTTTCCACTCTGCAGAGGTCGCAGACTGGCTGTGTGCAGAATCCGCACCGTTGTTATTGGCCAGAATCTGCAGCTCGCCGTATACCATGCGAACGCCGCCAGACCACTCCCAGATATTGCCGGTGAGGTCAGCAATACCAGACGGGGTCTGGTCGTGATACCAAGTCAGAGGACCAGTGCCAGTGGCAGTGCGACCAGTACCTTTGTCACCATCCTTGTAGGTCGGAATGGCTTTGTAGACGTTCTCGCTGGGGTGCTTGCCAAAACTGGTGTTGCCCTTGGGCAGAAAACCGTTGGCGATGCACCAGCGCAGAATCAGCCCCCATTCGATACGGGTCATGCAGTGCCAGCCCTCGCCCTTTGCCTCGCAATACTGGCGAGCCTGATCAAAGTTCATGCCAGCAGCAGGGTCAACACCGCCGATGGAATAGGCACGACCATCCTGCACGATGTTCAGGTACTTGGAAATGTAGATAGCGTCTACCTCGGTGCCGTTGACGATAAACGCAGGGTGCACGGCGGTGCTTTCGCCCATGCCCAGCTGCTTGTAAGTCATCTTCGGGATCTTCACCATGATGCTGGGCATACCAGCGTTATCATAGAGCAGTTCGTTGCCGGGTGCGAGGCCAGTCACGGCCAGATTGGTCAGGTCAAAATTTGCAGCCATAGTAGTTACCTCCTATCAGTCGATGGCCCACAGGGTCAGGGTCACATTGTCCATGCTGAACGGAATCGGCTCTGCCGGGGTGCTGTTGCCCATCCGGGCACCGCTCTCGGCATCCTCGCCCTCGGTTGCCTTCGGCTCCACAGGTTCCGGCTTGGTGTACTGCCGGGCAGGAATGTCGATTTCCGCAACGTAGCTGCGGCCGGCAGCTGCACCGAGGACCAGCTCGCCATAGCTGTCGTAGCACACATCGATGTGAACGTCACGGTCATCCTCACGCTTGGCGAGGTTGATGGTCAGGTCATCATCGAAGCAGATTTTGTTCTTGACGACCTCGTAGGGAATCTTGGTGCCGGAATTTTTTTCGATAACGGTCATTTCAGAGTACCTCCGATTGCGATGTATTTGATGGTGGCAGACTTTGCGGAGCCGTTGTAGGCCAGTTTGAAGCCGTTGACCAGCTTCTCGCTGACCTCAATATCCCCGACAGGGCCATCAGATTTGACCAGTTCGGTCATAACCAGATAGCTGGTGCTGCCCATGTTCTTGCCCAGCGACACGCTCTTTTTGGAGTTGTTGCAGGGATAGGTCCGGGCATTGGTGAGGGCAACAGTGCCGCTGACGATCTGCCACGTGTTGTCGATGGTGGCGACTTCCTCATCCAGTTTCCAGCCCTGCTGCCGGACGGTGTTCAGCAGCATACCGAACGCAGCGTACAAATCCCACACGCCGTTCTCGATATTGTTGAAGTGCGCCTGGTCCTGAGGGGTGCCCTGCTGCATCACCTTGCCAGCAGGAGTAATAGTCCACGTTCCATTCTTGTTGTCGGTGATGACGTACAGACCGGGCTTGTCCGTTACATGGTCAAGCCACATGGTTTTCGAGTACACGGTCATTCCTCCTTTTTCTTCTCGGTAAAGGTGAAGTCGAACCAGTACAAGATACCTGTCTGGCCCGTTGCGATTTTGATGTTCACATCTTCGTGTGCCCACACCTGCGAATCCGAGTTGATAAGTTCGACCCGGTTCACCGTGATCTCGCCCAGCCCGGTGATGGACACTCTGGCACGGACGGTGCCATCATCCAGAATGTCGATGCCGGAAAGAGGAACGGTATAGTAGGTCGAGCCGACACGGAACCGGGCGCAGGCAATGCGCCGTTTGAGATAGCCCCGCAGGTCTGCGAAGCCAGCCGAATCAATCATGCTGTTGCCTCCTTAAAAATTCATTCCCGGTGTGCTGCCGCACACTTTGGTGACATAGGAAACGCCGAGGCCGGATTCCTCGGCAACAAGCCCTCCGCCTGATGTACCGCCGGATGTGGCGGTTGCCGGATGCAGACCAGCTGTCAGGTCGCCGGATGCCGGGGCCGCGTATGTGCTGCTGCCGTCTGCGGTCTGCACAATAACATACCCCGCATCATCGAAGCCCTGCGTGGCCGTCTCCGGGTAGGTTCCAGCCAGTTTCTCCGGTGCATAGGCTCCACCATTGTCCACCGTCAAAACCTCGATTTCCGAGGCGGCAGTGTGCCCCTGTGTGGCTGTGGCCGGGAACGTGCCAGCGTCAAGCTGCCCGGTGCGGGGGTGAGCGTAGCTGCCACCGAACTCGTCCGTAACGATGATGATATTCCCAGCGGAGATGCCGCCCTGTGTGGCCGTTTTGGGGAAAGTGCCGCAGCGGCGCACCGCATACACGATATAGCCGCTGCTGGTCACGATCTCGATGCCGAACGTGCTCTGGTAGTACACACCATCGTTGTGCGACCGCAGGCTCTTGTAGTAGCCGATGGCCCACAGCACACGTTCGGTGCTGACGTAGGACGCATCGGAGCCGCTCATGTCCAGCATGACCCGGAAGTGGTACGGCTCGCCGCCATACTGCCACCATTCCTCCAGCCGGGAGCCGGGATAGATAGCCCGGATGCCCCGCAGCACAGCCCCGGCGGTTCCCCGGTGACGATGGATGTAGGGCGCAGACTTGATGGTGCGCCGCTTTGCAGCGAGGTCGTAGTCGTGGTCGTACCAGTCTACGGCGAAGTCCTTTGCCAAAATGTCCAGCAGGTCTTCCGGCAGCTGGTCGATGCGCGTGTAGATTTGACCGAGGTTGATTTCATCCAACCGCTGCTCCAGCACGTTGGCGATAGAGTGCGCCAGAGCAACCATTTTCGGGTCTTTCTGGAGCGCAAGCGGGAAAGAATCCATCATCCGCTCGGCGGTCAGGCCGTTATTCATCCTCGTACCCTCCGCTCTTCACAGTGACCGTGCCCACCTTTGCTACCTGCGGCACCTTGTCGGAGGTCAGGTCAACGGACGGTTTGCCATCTTCCAGCGGGGTAAAAACAGGCTGTTGCAAGTCCACGCGCTTAATGCCAACTTCCAGCAGCAGATACCGCAGCTTGTCCGGGTTGATATCCCGGCCCATCTTGCCAGACTGCCAGCTGATGTACTGCTGCACAGCCTCGTTTACGCGGGCTTGTGCATCCGCGGCAGAGATGTCTCCATCGCGGGTCAGGTAATAGGTCAGGTCGATGTTGTAGTTCACCACATCAGGATCACCAGAAATGACGTGGTCCGTCAGAGGCCGTACCTCATCGGCAGAGCAAACCTCCACCATCGCTTTCTTGGTTTCGTCCGGGGCAATGCTGCCATCATCCATGATGGCGTACAGGCAGACAGTGCCGGGGCTTGGGCTGTTCGGCACCACATCGGCGATTTTGGTAGACACGCTCTTCGCGAAATACTTGTAGCTGCCAACAGGCCCTGCGCTGGACCACGCTGCCTGACTATCAAGCAGAAGCTGGTAGAACTCGTCATCGTCCGGGGCATCGCTGCCGTTTGCGCTGGCCGTGACGTTGGAGCAGCCAGAATAGTAGTCGTACACATCAACAATGGTGTTGATGTCGCCGACTGCAAAGTCGTTCCCGACAGTGCCGGAGGTTTGGCATACCACCGTAACGTCCGTATAGGTCGAACCGATAGGCACATATTCATCTGCCGTGGTTGCCCAATACAGCGAGGCGTTTGCGTCCGTGACGCGAGTGCCGGACGGGATGAGGATTGCACTCTGCCGCGCCTCGCTGATGCTGAAACGCATGGTGCAGGTTGCTGCGGTAGGCTGCGGACGCTGCTGCAAGTAGAACAGCTCCGCCAGCGCATCCAGATTCCCGCCATCCGCCCGGCTGGGCAGATTCTGGTTGTCAGCGTGATTGTTGAGGGCACGCTCGTAGATTATCGCGTCCTCAATCCACGAGATGAACAGCCGTTCCGGGCTGCCGGGACGCACGGATGTACCAAAAAACTGCTCATACCCCGCACAGAGCAGCGCATCCAGTTCGTCAACGTCGGTGCTGATGAACTGGTGGTCTGCGGTACTACGCATTGATGCTCACCTCCACAACGGGAAGCATCGTTCCGGGGTTGTCCTTGGAGGATTTGAACGTAGTCCCCATATAGGTGGCTCTCGGTTCAAACCGTTCGATGGCTTCCTTGATGGCGGCGCAGAGCATAGGCTGCGCCACGTTTTCCGGGCGGTCAAGAATATCCGAGATGTCGATGCCAAACTCCCGGTAGCCCGGCACAGTGCCTTTCGGCGTGGATAGGATGACGGCGATGTTCTGCAGAACGCTGGCCACGGTATCCTGCTCGCCGAGGGAAATGGCGGTCAGGTCATTTGCCGACACCAGATAATTGCTCATAAAATCGCCTCACTCTCTCGGATATTCCAGTAAAGTGACGCTCGCAGTAATCCATGTCGGAACACCGAAAGCGTCTGTGTACTTGGTCTTGAATTTCACGGATTTGATGACCCACCGATAGCTGCCGAAGACTTCATTGCCGAGGACGAACGGCAGCGTCGTGTGATTATCGACATGCCCCTTCAGGATCTCGCGCTGCTTGCTTGGAGCCACGCCAAGGTACGCCGAAAGTTCAATATTGAACGTGATGGTGTCGGCATCCGTGCCCGTAAACTCGGCCAGAGCCTTGCCTCCGGCACGCTGATGGGTGGTGTATCTGGCAGACACGCTCTGCGCCATGTCCTTGATGGTTTTGACGTAGCCATCGAACACGGCAAAGGTAATGTCTCCAAGGCATCCAACAATCACGGATAAATCCCTCCCAACACGAAGCCGTCAGCGTTGAAGCACGGCAGGTACAGGCAGATCACGATGTCATCAATGGCGGGCACCCACCACACCACATGGGACTTATGCTGGTGGTTAGTGGAGTTGTCCGCGCCCGTGACCTTTTCCTCCTCATCCCAAATCTGGCGGGTGCCGTTCTGGGTGTTGAGAATCTTCAGCGGATACGGAGCCGGGTGCGTAAACTGATGGTCATGCAGCCCCGCTTCCTCGGTGTATACGATAGCCTTGTAGTGCTGCATCACAGGCAGCCAGCCTGACGTAATCCCGGTGTCCTCGAACTTCACGCGCACAAGGCGTTTTTTCTTGTTCACATCGGTAACTTTTCCGATGCGAACATCGACGTTCATGTTCATCAGTAACCTCCCAGCGTATGGCGGCCAATGACTTGCGTGGTGTACCCACCAGAGCCAGATACTGTGTGCTTAGACTGCTTCACGATGTACTTCCCGGACCACGGACCGAAGCCCTCCGCATTGAACGTCAGGCCAGCCACCTTGCCGGGGTCGCCCGGATAGGTAAAACTCATCTGACGCTCATACTTGTTGTAGAGCCGGAGTTTCTTTGCAGCCAGTTCTTTTGCCTCTGCCTTGCTCGTGACCGGGGCGTAGACTTCCAGCTGCTGATTGGTCTTGCTCTTGGCATCGTAGTCCTTAACGTAGGCAATGCCCTCGATGGCCTTGCCATCAGGCCCAACGTAAGATACCCGGCAGGACGCATACTGTGTTCCAGCCTGACCGAGCGAATGACCATATTTGATATAGCTTTTGTCGTCCAGCACGGTAGTCCACACAGCGTCCTTGCCCTCGTACTCCTGCTGGTCAAAGATGACGATTTTGCCATCGGTGCATTTCAGCGACAGCCCTGCATCATGGCAAAGCTGCTGCAAGAAGTCGATGTCAGAGCAGCGGTACTGCTCGACACGTTTATACTCCGGGTCTTTCTTCGCAAGGAATTGGGACTTCATACCGTTCTTCTGCGCCATTTCGTTGGCAATGCCGGAGAGCTTGTACTTTTCCCAGCCCTTGCTCTGCTTTGTCTGCCGAATCTGGCTCGTGTACGGTAAGCCCACGGCCTTGATGGTGATGACGCTGGGCGGCCCGGTGGCCACCACGCCGTCAAACTCAAACACGCCGCAGTCGAGGGCTTCGTCCTTGCCATCGGAGTGCCAGTTGCAGGCGGTGATGGTAGCTCGGATTTTCAGGCTTCCTTCTCCGCTGCCAGAGGATGAACCAGAAGAACTGCCGCCAGATTTGCCGGAGATCTCACTGGCATCCACCCAGCCGTAGACACGGGATGTGCCATCGGTGTGGATGACGTGGTATGGATGTAGCGCGCCCTCTTTGATGATGGTGATCTTGGCCGGGCCAGCCTTGGGATTTCCATTTGCCTTTTTGTCCGTGGATGCCTTATAGTGCGGACCGCCAAGGAACTGCACCACATCGCCGACCTTATAGCCGTCGGAAGATGCAGCCGATACATCGCCGTCTATCATCTTCTGTAGCCAGCTCTCCATCCAGATACCATCACGATCTTGCAGTTTGATTTGCAAGTCGTCGGAGGCATCCTCCTCGTTGTCGATGAACGACAGCGAGAGCAGGTATGGCATGATGCTACTGGTTATATCGGTTCCGTTGAACTCGACAGTACATTCGGCGTGTCTGGCGGTGTTTTCATCACTCATGTGACCACCTTCTTCCACGGCGGCAAGGTCGAGCTGGTCTTTGTCTCAATGTCCGGGAGCGTCAAAACGATTCCGGCCGGAAAAACAAAGTAGCCGAGATATTGCGAGTTTGCCTCCATCAGACGGGGCGCAAGGGCGCAGCTGCCCAACTGGGAGAATGCAATCTTCTCCCAGCGGTCACCCTGCACGGTCGTATAGGTTTTGCTCATGCGTAACCCCTCCTGAAATCATCGTCATTGGCATCTTTCACGATGGACAGCACAATGTCCCTCAACTCCTCGTTGTTCTCGTTCAGGATGCTGTGCAGCTGGTCAGTATCAGATATACCGCTGATGTGGTAGACGGGCGAAACGGTGATAGGAGCCGCGCTGCTGGCGTTAGAGCTGCCAGATGCAGAGCCGCTCGGCAGCTGCACTTCCGTAACGGAGCGAGTTTCGCCGCCGTTGAAGTAGACCGAACCGCTGCCATTGACGGTTTCTACATACCGACTGTACTCCTCACGCAGCGTCTGGGCTTCCTTTTCCTCACGGATGGCATCCCAGACAGCAGACAGGTCGATAGTATTTGTGCTGGTGATTTGTTCCAACTGCCGCGCCTCGTTGAATGCTGCGCGGGTTTCCGGTGTGGTCGAAACTATTTCCCCACCGCCAAAGTAGACCAGTTCCGGGCCTTTCTCGCCGACCAAAGCAAGGCCGCTCTTGGCCGAATCTGTTCCGGCTGCGTAACTCCCGCCGAGATAGACCAACTCGGAAACGCTCTTTACCAGAGAACTATACGAATTTGCTTCTTTTTGAAGCGCATTGTATTCGTTTCTTTTCTCGACAATCTTCTGAATTTCTGACGAATCTGAAAACTCTCTCGTCGATTTGATTTCGGAGTCCAGTGCAGAAAGACGTTCCGCCTTGTCAAGAACAGTGCGAGTTTCGGTTGCGGTCAGAACGGTTTCGCCGCCATCAAAGTAGACCAGTTCCGGGCCTTTCTCGCCGACGATGGCAAAGCCCGGCGTAGCGGATTCCGTACCGACTGCATAGCCCGGAATATTTCCTCTGCGCTGGTGCAGATTGTAGTTGGAGTTTGCAGTGGACAGAGCAGAGGTGGCAGCCGAGGCCACCCGACCGTAGGCTTCTTTGACGAGCGGAGTCATGTTCTCCGCACCGTCGATAAAGCCCTGAATCGTTGCCTGCGCGCTCTTGACTGCCTCATCGCTCAAATCCATGTCGGACACGGAATCCGAAAGGTCTTGTGCGATTTCGTCCAGAGCGTTGCTCATCCCGGTCTGGAGGTCGGCAAGGCTATCGCTGGTGCTTTCCTGTGCTTCTTGCAGGGAACGGTAGTTCTCTACCATTTTCGCAAGGTCAGCGTCAGAAGCGGATGCCATACCAGCAATGGCGTTGACAGAATCCTTGCTGCCATCAGCAAAACTGGCTATGACCTCGTTCAGACCGTCAATGTCAGCGGCCCGCTCGTTCAGCTTTTCGAGGTTCTGGTTGTAGTTATCCCAGTAGGTAATCTGGCTTTCCAGTGCAGAGTTGATGCTCGATGCGGAGGTGGCCACGACCTTTTCGGCAGAATCCCACAGGTCATACTGGCCGCTGACACTCTTGTACGCAGCGTCAAAAGCGTCATTGTAGGCCGATATGATGTCCTGAATCTCGGTTTCGGCATTGGAGATAGCGTCGGTTACGGTCTGCTGCTGCTCGGCTACGCTGTTGGCGCTGCTGGCAGCGTCCTCCTGCGCTGCGTTCAGGGAATTGACTGCATCGATGGCTTCCCGATACTCGGCCTCAGCTGCATCGATGGCTTCCTGATCCTGCTCTACGGCCTCGGTGTAGTTTTCGACTTCATGCCGGGCGGTAGCGAGGTCTTCCGAGTAGCCCATGTATTCTGTGCGCAGCTGCTGCACATCATCGCCCATAGAACGCCACGGAATATCCTGAACCGTGCCGTAAGTGGACTTGAATTGCTCATCCGTCATGCCGAGCGTGGAAAGCAACTTGCTGTAGGTTTCGTCCATGCCGGCATTGGATTTTTCAACTTTCGCCTGTGCAGCAGCCAGCTTCGCTTCATTCGCCGCACTTTCGACCAGCACATCGTTGTACTGCTCGTACAGGCCGTTCAGGTATTCCTGCCGAGCTTGCGCCTTTGCATCGGCCACATAAGCATCCGTATGCTGGCGCAGGGCTTCGGTGCCGCCCTTGATGGAATCCGTTTCAAGGTCAATGTCGTCAGCCAGACTGGGCACCAGCGCAGACAGGCGGGCAAGGGTATCGTGATACTCGGCATTCCCGGCAGTATTGCCGTTTGTTGCGGCTTCGATGGCCTCCAGCTTGCTGATGTACTGGTCCGCAACGCTGGCGGTAGCTTCCATGTTGGACAACATGGAATGGTAGGTGTCGCTGACCTCGTCCATGCTACTGCCCATATCGCGAGCTGCGCTGGTCAGTTCTCGCACATGCGGAACACCATCGTCTGCTGCGCCAGAAATCCCACCGATTACGGCAGCGAGAGCCGTTCCTGCAATGACAACGCCCGCAAGAACAGGAGCCGTCACTCCAAGGGATGCGGAGAACAGGCCCATAGCTGCGCTGCCAATTTTTATTGCCGCAGATGCAGCAGTCATAACGCCAAGGAATCCTCCAAGAGCAACAGTCCCGGCTGCAATCGCTTTGACTGCACCGGGATGTTCCTCAACGAATCCCTGCATCCATCCCAGCACTTTAGCGCCGACATCGTACAGCTTGGACAAAGTCGGGGTCAAATCCTCGCCGATGGCGATTTTTAGGCCGTCAGCTGCGGACTGCATCAGAACCAATCTACCGTTCATGTTGTCCAGCATGGTGCCGGCCATTTTGTCGGCAGACCCGGCGCAGTCGTTCAGGGCGGCGGTGTAGTCGGAGAACGACTGCCCGCCCTCGGCTGCGGCTTCGCTGCACCCGGCCATGATGGTTTGCAACTTGGAATACTGGTTCGTGCCAGCGATGGTCTTGGCAAGGTTGGCCTGCTCTTGGTCGGTCAGGTCGCCCCAGACCCCGGCAATCCCGGTAAGGATGCTGGACAGGGACTGCATATTGCCCTGTGCATCGTAGATGTTCACGCCATAGTTCGCCAGCTCGTCACCGCACTTTTTCGTGTTGGTGGCAAGGCGGGTGAAGATGGCGTTCAGGGCTGTGCCTGCCTCGCCGCCCTTGACACCGGCGTTGGCCATGGTAGCCAGCACTGCGGTGGTTTCTTCGACAGAGTAGCCGAGAGAGGTGGCGGTGGATGCACACGCCTTGTATGCCTCGCCCAGCTGGATCACATCCGTGTTGGAGTGAGCCATAGCGTAGGCCATCACATCGACAAAGTGTGTGGTATCCGAGGCTTTCAGGCCGAAAGCGGTCAGGTAGTCGGTAACAATGTCGGATGCCTGCGCCAAGTCCATGTTGGCGGCAGCGGCCAGATTCAGCACCGGGCTGATGCCATCCAGCATGGACTGGGTGTTCCAGCCTGCCAGAGCCATGTAAGATAGAGCGTCCGCAGATTCACCAGCGGTGAACTTTGTGGTCGCGCCCATCTCTTTGGCTTTGTCAGACAGAGCTTGCAGGTTATCCCCGGTGGCACCAGACAGGGCTTCGACATTGCTCATGGATGCCTCAAAATCACCCGCGGTGTTGATGCAGTCCATGTATGCGTCTTTGATTTCGTCAAGGGCTTTTGCGATGCCCGCCGTGGCAAGCACAGATTCAACAGCATCGATGGCTTCAACTGACTTCTTTCCGAATTCGGTTGCGCCCTCTGCAGCCTCGTCCATGGTCTTTTTGAGGTCAATCTGCTGGTCTTTCAGCTTATCGACCTCGGTTTCCAGCCGGGTGGTTTCTGCTGTCAGCTGTGTAGTGTCCACACCAGCTTCCCGCAGGGTGGTCCCGGTGGCAGCCAACCGCTGTTCATAGGTGTGCAGGGAGGTCGTAGTCTTGTCGATCTGCGCCTGCTTGGAAATCAGCTTGTTTTCCAGCGCAGAGGAATAGCCCTCGGTCTCCTGAATCTCTTTCTGGATGTTGTCGTACTGCTGCTGCAACACGGCCAGCCGCTGCTTGGTGGAGTCAACGGCCTGCTGCTGCTTCTGGTACGCAGTTATGTCGGACTGTACCTTGTTCAGCTGCTGGATGCGGTTCTGCGTTTCCACAAGAGCGGACTGCGCAGCTTTGAAGGTGCTGGAGAAGTTGCTGTCCTGTTTGGCGGACAGGTTAAACAGCAACTCCCATTCTTTTCGAGCCACTACTTCGCCTTTCTCGCCTTTTCGCGCTCGGCAACAATGGCATTGTTGGTATCAATCCATTGCCGCAGTTGATACAGGGGCATTGCAAGCCAGTATGGTGCAGGGGTATTGTTGCCCTGCGCCATCAGAAGGGCTTGCCGCCGCAGCCACTCTCCACCATCATCAGTTACACATCCGACAGCATCAAAAAATTTCTTGCTTTGGTGCGAATGGTGTTGTAGTCCCGGATGCTCATGGCACTGATGACATCCACGCCGATGGGCTCCGTGCAAGCACGGCAGGCCATCCGAATCAGATAGCCCGCACTCATACTCGGCACGATGACGGGCTGGCGCAGAGCCGACATCTCGTTCTCGATGGCAATGCTGTCATTGCCAGTCAGCTTGCCCCAGTCGAACGTCAGGGTGTCGTACTTCTTGCCCTCGTACTCAAGCGGCTGAATGAGCTTGTGGACGTACACATAAGGGTCGGCGGCGGCTTTATTTGCAGCGGCGATGGCTGCATCGTACTCCTTATCGCTGATGGTGGTGTTCATAGCGGCTGCTCCTTTCGCAGTTAAAAAATAGGCCGGAGCCGCAAAATGCAGCTCCGGCGTAACGATCGGCTCCGATTACTTGCCCAGTGCCTTGCGGACAGCTGCCAGATAATCCGTGCCGTTGATGTAGCAAATGAAGTTGGTGGGGTCCAGTTCACGCACCTTCTTGCCGTCGAGATAAGTTGCCCAATAGCGGACAACGTACTCGCCAGACCCATTGGCTGGAGTTGCCGGGGCGATAGTGCCACTCTTGGTAGACTTCGGGATGACGACCATGACGTGCTTTTCGGAATGAACATCAATGGTACCGTTGATGTTGTCCTCGTACTGGTTTGCCACACGGAGGTCAATCTGATGGCGGCGGATCTCTGCCAGTTTGACCGACTGCGGCGTGGTGGTGCGGAAGTTCAGGCCAAGGGTCATGGCGTCCAGATGACCCATGATAACAGCCTCAATATTGCCGCCGATTCCAGAGCCGGAAACGGTCTGGGTCAGCATGGTAACATCAGGCAGAGTAACCTGCGCCATGCCCTCGTATTCGATGCTATCCTCATAGACAGCGAAGTTGACAACAGACTGGTCCATAAATATGCCTCCTCTTTAGGACTGGAGTGCGCTGGTCACATAGTCAGCGTCATACTCCAGTACGAAGTCGATTTCCTGCGCCGGAGAGGGCGGGGTCATGTAGATGTGCAGCTTGATTTTGCCCGCCATCAGGCTGGTCAGGGGGTTCTCACTTTCCAGCATCTCCACGCGGGCACCCAGCAGGTAGCCTGCGCCGACCAGACCGTTCAGCCAGATGTTTGCACTGTCCAAAATGGTGTCGATCAGGCGGCGGTTCATCGGCTTGTCCAGCTTAGACCAGAAAGTCTTGATGAGCGTATTGGAAACATAGTCGAACATCCGGCTGATGGGGATGAAGTAGTCCTTCACATCAGTGGACTTGGGGTAGCAGCCAGTGTGGTTGCCCCAAGCGGTCCAGCTGCCCATGAAGTTCAGGAACGTGCAGATGCCAGCGGCATCGACCACGTTTGCCTGATTGTAGGTCAGGTTGATGGCTGCACCGTCATCATCGCACAGGCCGTCGATGTGGACAGTCTTGTTGGAAGGGCTCTCGTAAGGGATACCGCCATTGTTGGTATCGGTCTCCGCGAGGCAGCCCGCCATGATGGTAGAGCCGTGGAACTTCAGATCGCCCAGAGTGCCGTTAGGCCAGCACAGAATGGACTTCTGGTCGTAAGTGCCAGCGTTCTTGGCCTGCACTGCGGCAGTATAGGTCTTTGCGGAAATATCCACCAGAGCCTTGCCAGAGAACATACCGTTGATGGAGCCCGCCTTTGCAGCCAGCGCAGCAGCAACGGTAGCCTCCTTGGAGAAGCCGGGTGCCATAATCAGGTCAGGCACAATGCCGAACATCGTCAGGCAAGCCTCGACCTGCTCCACGGCAGCTGCCACAGCCTCGGCCTCGGCGTTTTCTGCGAGCGGCAGGAAAATGACCGGCTGGCAGGCACACAGCTTGAAGTGATAGTACATCACCTCGCAAACGGTGAACTTTGCCCAGTCGTTGTCATAGCCCAGCTGCTCCTCCGCTTCGGTGTAGCTGGTGCACAGCACAGGGGTGCCAGCGGTTGCAGCGGTGCCAGTTGCCTTGGACAGCGGTGCAGTGCCGATGACAAAGGGAATGCCGCAGGTTGCGGCGTTCGGGGTCGCCACGGCGGTGTCGGCGCGGCTGACGTTAATACCATGATCTGCCATAGTATGTAATCCTCCTTACTTGGATTTGGCGAGCATCCGGGCATACGCAAGGACGGCCTCGCCGCGTGCTTTTGCCTTTTCAGGCGTGGTGTTCAGTTCGGCCACATCGATGATGAAGTCGGCCACGCCGGGATATTTCTCGGTGGCGATTTTCACATCGTCACGATTCACCGCCTCCGCAGCAGCGCAGGGGTAAATCGTATTTTTCTGGATATAGCCCAGAATGGACGGACCAACGTAAATGGAAACGCCGGGCTTGCTCTGCGCAGGCTCGGCGTTCACGGTGGTTTCGGCGGGCTGTTCCGCCGCGGTCTTTTTTACCGCCATAATTTAATATCCTCCGTTTGCTGCACGGTCGGCAGCTTCCAGTGGGTAATCATCTCTCCGGCATAATACGGCTTGGTTTCCTCATCGTAAGGAACGCTTTCCAGCTTATGACCGGGAGACAGGACGAGCGTAAACTGGTACCGGTGCTTTCCATCAGTGCCAGTGCCGCCTACCTTGCGGACTTTGAGCAATTCCACGCGAAACCGCTCCATCATGTTCAGGAGAGCGAGATCGCCCTCCTGTTCATCCGGGTTGTAGCAGCAAAAGATAGAGCGCACAGAAACTACCGTGCGCTCCTCGCTGCCGGGCTGCTGCTCCGTTTCCAGCGGAATGACCCGATGGATGATGTACGGGGCTTTCTTCTTGGCTGAACGGCTGTCAGGCAACCGCATCAGATAGACTTCCGGGGCACGGTAGGCCTGTTCGGTATCGCCCTGCTGCATAGCCACCGGGAGAATCATATCGGCCATGATTTTCTCGGTAAACGCTTTCAGCTGCTCAAGCAAAACAACACTGGTCATATCAGACACCCCATCCGTTCAAAATTCGCGTGATTTCATGCTCAATGCGCTCCTCGTAAGTGGATGCCATTTTCTCCTCGATGGAGTCCATGACATTCTCGTTGGAGTACATCATCTGCGGGGTGGCAGGGCCAAACAGTTCCTTGACCGGGAACCGTTTTTCTCCTTGCCGCTCATAGATGCCATAGTGAGAGCCCATCTTCGCCTCGAAAGCGTGGTCCAGTGCCTGTCTTGCGCCGGACTTCTTCACGCGAGTTACCACGCGGCCGCTGCGGTCCACCTTGGTATCGAAAACTCTAAGGGGGATGACACTGCCACGGTAGCCGAAGTTGATAGAAACCTCGCCATTGCTGCCCCGCTGGATGTTGTTGATATTCTTTGTGCGGTTGGAAAATTCGCTGCTGCTGATGGCATACTCCTGCGTGACTGCCCGTTTCGCCACCGTTTTTCCGGCGGCAGCGGCGCGAGCCAGCGCAGATCCTACAGCACGATTGGCACCTCCGGGAATTCCGGCGAGGAGGGCAGACACCCGGTCAAATCCTTCCTCTGCAATGTCAACGGTGATGCCAGCAGCTATGCTGTGCATCATGGTGTCCGTTGTCACATCACTCATTCGTCAATCGCCTCCAGTTCCACCCGCAGCATCCCCATCTCGCAGACAGAGGATGCCACATAGTAGTTTCGGACGAATCCATCCTCGTCAATGCCCAGCTTGCAATCCTTCTCAGGCTGCTTTCCGCCGAGGGCCGCAATATCGCAGTGCAGCACCCGGCTGACCCGGTACAGACCCTGCGCATGGTCGCTGATGGCCTGGCGTACACGTTCCTTTTCAGAGAGGCCTGTCAGAACCAGAGGAATGTCAGGGTATTCCTCTCCATCATAGTAGACCGTGTGCGTTTCGGCGAACTCATCCAGATTCAGAAAGACGCTGTTCAGGTCTTCCTGCACAGCGTTTTTAAAGGCACTCACGCCGTGGGCATCGCAGCTGCCAGTTCAGGACCATCGGTGCACTCGTCACCGGGCACAACGTCCTCGGCGCAGATAGCCTGAATGAGTGCGTCCTTTGTCTTGAGCTGCTTGGTGTCGATGCCCATATCTGCGGCCAGCTTTTTCAGGTTGGCAACAGTCATGTCGTGCAGCTTGTCGGGGTCGAGGTGTGCCGTCTCAGAGCCGTTCTGCGAGGCTTCGACTGCGGGGGTGTCGTTACCTTCCGCAGTTGCCGGAACGTCAGCAGGGGCGGTTTCCGGGGCAGTGGGCGCAGAAAACGCGCATTTCGCCACACCCAGCCCGATAAGGCGGGCTGCTTCGGCATCGCTGACCTCACACCGCTCGCCGCGCGAAACGGTGTGAACGCCAGTCTTGGTGGGGCAGCCGTAGCCACCGCAAAGAATTTCAACAATCATCGGTGTACTCCTTTCAGGTCGGACTTAGCCGACCATGTTCTTGGCGCGAATCCACGGAATGTAGTTCTTGGGTGCAGCCAGAGGACGAGACTTCAGGGCGGTCTTGCGAGTGTCGTTTTCCTGATCGATGCTGAACTTCGGAACACGGCGGCCAGAAATGGTGGACTGGATGGTGTCGCCGTAGTTGATCTGAGTGATAGCGCCATACATCAGATGGCCGCAGCCGGGAGCCGTAATCACGGCATCGGTCTTGGGAAAGTAACTCTGCTCCTTGTCGGTGGAATCCACATAGGTTTCATCAACAGAAATCAGATTCAACTTGTAGCCGCGGAAGTTGAGGGTGCCACCGTAGACAACACCGTCGTATGCGCTCAGCTGCTGCTCAATCTGGCCGATGATGATGCCGGAATTCTTATCCAGCAGACGCTGAACCTTTTCGAGATTCATCACTGCGTCATAAACATCAGCACCCAGCAGCAGGTCGGCAGCGCGCAGACCACGCTTGGACAGCAGCCGGCACATAGCCGGAACGTCGCCAAAGAAATTGCCACCTTCCTCGTTCCACTTGTGGGCGGCAGTGTAGATGTGGTCGTTCTCGTGGCCGGGATTGTAGAAATTCACGACCTTTGCCTCGCCCTTGGTCACGTTGTCGATCATCTCCTGCATAACGCATCCGTTGTCCAGCATGGTCTGTGCGCACATCCACTCCTCGGTGCGGGTGATACGGCCATCCATGTCAGCCAGATCGTTCTGGACCAGTTTTGCGGCACGCTGGGCAGGGGTGCTGTTGGCATAGATGGCCTCGCCGAAGCCACGCTTCGTCAGGTCATCAGAGGTCAGAGGGCGGCTCACACCGATGGACGCAGGCTCAAACTCGTGGACCTCGTAGCCCGTGCGCTCCATCGGGATTGCGCCGACACGAGGCGACACAAAGGCTGCTATCTTGCGGTCGCCGTCCATGTACTCGGTCAGCACCTTGTTGGAGCTGAAGATGTCGCCCTCCTCCGTGGGAAAGTAGCGGTCACGGAAAAAAGTCTGCTTGGGCACAATGCGCTTCTGCACGGCCATCAGGGTATAGGTGTCAAAGAAATTCAGTTCAGCAGGCATTGTAGTTCCTCCTCTTACAGTGCAGGTGCAGCAGCCTTGAAGAAAATGCCGCCGTTACGCAGGGCATCCTTCTCGGCCTCGGTGATGGTATGGTCATTGATAGTGACGCACTTGTTCAGGTTGAAGCAGCCGGCCAGATAAACAGGGACGGTTACATCATCAGTGGTGCCGACCTCAACATCATCGCACAGGATGGCGTATGCGGTCAGGGTCTCCGTATCACCGCTGGCAGCGGTGCCCAGTGCCACCAGCTTGTTATCGCCTGCGGTACCGCCGGACTTTGCCAGAATGGTGCCGCGCTTGATGGTGCCGGCGGTGCCCAGCTTGCGGAGGGTGCCGCCGCCGACAACCAGCTTGGGGTTGATGTCGGCAATCAGGCCGTCATACTCCATGGTGCCGAGAGATTTGCTCAGTTCGCTCATAGTTGTGTTCCTCCTTACTTCTTATCGTCGTCCAGCAGTTCAGCGACGGCTGCTTCGGCAGCAGCCATGCGCTCTACCTGCGTCTTGGGCACGTTACCCTTTGCATCAGGCAGGGATTCCGGGGCACCGGATGCAGACGCGCCCGGAACAGCCTCCACACTCTGTGCGCCAGAAGCAGCATTGTCCGCTGCCAGATTCTTCAGGAACTCGTGCCCCTGCGCGGCAGCAGCCTTGGCGGCGCGGAATGCCAGTTCGCGAGCATCGCAAGCGGTCTCTCCGTACTTAGCCTCCTGCACCAGAGCGGGGTCAAACAGGTTTGCTACCGAATCGATTTCGGCCAGACGGTTGCGCTCCGCGCTCACGGCTGCGTCAACTGCGGCCTGCTGGTTTTCCGCTGCGGGGGTTGCAGTGGTGGGATTTGCATTGTTTGCCATAGTGGATTGTCCTCCTTCGTTGGGCTGGGCGGCGGGTGCCGCCGGTGTATTTGCAGCAGCGGCAGCAGGTGCAGCCGCTTTAGCCATAGGGATGTTGTCGGGCAGCTTTACGCCGGGCATCAGGCGCAGGGCGTGACCCTTTGCGTAGATGGTCTGGCGGTCTGCGCTTGCGGAAATTGCCACGGGCTCGGCATCGTCCAGCAGCTCATTGGCAAAGCCTTTTTCGATGGCCTCCTTGCCCGTCATATAGGTGGTGTCGCCCATCATGTGCAGCAGCACGGTTTCAGACAGGCCAGTCTTCCGCTTGTAGATGGCGACTTGGCTCTTATCCCATGCATCATTGGCTTCCGCGGCCTTGCGAAGTTCGTCAGCATTGAGCGCGCCTCGAATGGGAGTCCAGCACTTGTGAATCATCACAAGGCTGGAAGGATTCACCTTTACCGTATCGCAGGCGCACATGATAAGACTGCCGCCAGACATGGCCACGCCGTCCACAATGCAGGTCAGCTTCGTGCCCTTGGCGGCCAGTTCACGCAGCCTGTTGTGAATCAGGATGGAAACGCCCGCATCGCCGCCCAGACTGTCCATGCGGATGATGATCTGCGGGCAGTTTTCGACCTGCTGCAAGTCCGACAGGAACTCGCTCTCGATGATGTACTGTCCCGGAATCGGCTCGTCAGTCCACCAGTCGATGGGCTGCGTTTCCACGATTTCGCCGTACATGGTAATGTCGGCGGTCTGGCCGTCGGTGCTGGCCATTGCATAACAAGGCCGCAGGATGTTCACCTGCAGTGCATTATTCGGTTTGGGCATTTTGCTTACCTCCTTGTGTCGTAATGCTGGCTGTGGTCTCGATTACGCCCTCGCTGCCAGCGGCTTTCAGCAGCTCATTTTCACGAGCCAGCTGTTCAGCGTTTTCTTCCCAGTCGCCACCGCCCATCTCGCGGGTGACCTGCTCATGGGTGCGGAAACCGTGGTGAGTCTGGAGGATTGCTGCCTCGACCTCTTTCTGCGGGTCAAGACTGCCCTGCACAGGGCCAATCCAGCGGGCGCCGCACCATGCAGCACGGAGCAGCGGGTCATCAAAAAAGCCCGGAGCGATTACTCGCCCACGGGCTACGGCTTCTGCCAGCCAGATCTCATACGCGGGCTGGCAGAAGCTGTCCACCAGCCATGTGCGGCGCATCTTGAACGCCTCCCATGCTTCCAGCAGGGCAGCACGGGAGGCGGAATAGCTGGCGTTGAACTCTTTGAGCAACAGCTCGTAAGGCATCTCGATTGCGCCGCCCATCAGCTTGCACAGCGTTTTGACAAACTGCTCAAATCCGGCGGTCGGAATGTTTGGGTTTCCGAACTTGATGTCTTCGCCCTTGGCCAAATGTTCCACCTGACCGGGGCCCATTTCGTACTCGTTCATGCTGTGGCTGGCATTGTCCATCTGCGGGTTCTCAACAGGAACGCCGCCCAGATCTCCGCTGCCAGTTTCGTTGAACGGAATTTCGTCCTTGGGCGCATCCGACACAATCCACGCCGTGAAGTACGACTGGACAAGTGCCGCCAGCAGTTCGGATTCGGTGTATCTGCGCAGCTGGAGCAGCGGTTCTATGATAGGCGCAACAAGGGGAACGCCGCGGTACTGGTCCGGCCGTTCCGATTCCATGATGTGCAGCACTTGGGGCAGTCCGGTCTTTTTGCCAACGACCTCCACACGCTGCCATACGGTTTCCTCGCTGTTGAGCCACTCGTGCGGATAGGTATTTCGGATGTGGTACGCCACAACGGCACCGCTGCTGTCCACCTCTACACCGTCGAGAATCTTGTTCCCGTTGTCGGGGTTCTTGCCTACGGTGTATCCCAAAATGTCAATCGCGCTGCCGTATCGGTTCGGTGTAGACACCCGGTCGGCCTCCACCAGATGCAGCCGCAGGGCGTAGGGGTGCAGCTTATCAACGTCCCGGATTTTCACAACGGCGAACACATCGCCGCTCATAAGCCAGCTTTTCAGGGCCAGCTGCTGCAATCCGTAGAAGTTGTTCAGCCCCATAGCATCGCAGTTGCGGCGGTTCTCGGCCCAGAGCCGGAACTCGGCCTCAGCCTTGGTCTGCCATTCCTTGGCCGCCTCCGGGGTAAGACCCAGAACGTCCCGGTCGATGGTGGATTTCAGGGTCAGGCCAGTGCCGACCACCTTTGTGCGGTTCGTGTTGATGGCACTTGTGGCGACAGGTGCGCTCATGTAGAGCATCCGGCTGCGCTGCCGCAGGGTGTCGGCGTTGTCGTGTATATCGCTGGATGGCGAACTGCTGTTCGGGAAAAATGCCCGCAGCGCACGCCGCTTATGGCTTGCACCAGCCTCGCTGTATCCGCTGGCCTGCGGCGCAGCCGTTGCACGGTATTTCAAAATATCGCCTCCATAACTTTCAAACTAAGCGGACTGGCTGGGGAAAGGAGTGAAAAGCAGCCAGCCTGCGGCAAAGACCCGGATGGGCCGTTACCCAAAATTGTTACCAGTCTCGCGGAATGATCCCGAACGCTTTTCGCGCGTTCTGGCCGTTCAGCAACGATTCCAGTTCATCGACTTTCTGCTCGGCCTCTTTGATTTCATCGCTAAGCTTGCCGAGGTCGAGCCGGGTGAGCTCACGGTCATCCAGACGGTAGCTTTTCACGCCGCCAGACAGCAGCTTGTTGTATGCCGTATACAGGTTGTCAAGCCGCTGCGTGTGGAATTCCAGCCGCTTTTTGATGGTCGTGGTATTCATATCTCACACCTCACCAGTCGTCCAATAGGCTCTCCCTCTTTTTTCTGTGGGAGGGCTGTGGTTGTTGAATGTTTACTGCTGCCGGGGCATCGACCGCCTTTCCACGCAGCCTTTTCAGGGCACGGTCGATGGCATCGAGGTCTTTCGGCAACACCTTGTAGGCTGCCAAAGCGTAGTTCCGGCAGTCAAGTGCCTCGTTTCGCTCGTGGCCGGAGATTTTCTCCCATTGCCACGGATTGCGGTGGTTCTCTTTGTACACCAGATGTTCGGACAACAGGCCGTTGAAATAGCCCAGCCCGTAGTCATCCCGGCGTGGGAAATGGCAATACCGGGCGCCCGGCTCCTGCACTTTCAAATCATCCATGATGATTTGCTTGCCGGAATCAACGCCCAGCTGGTATTGCCAGCACATACCGACGTAGCGGTTCTGTATCGTGATTTTCTGCTGCTTGGGCGGAGCCGTGAACGGCCTGTCCGAGCCGGGAAAGCCTTTGATGCAGAACACCTTTTTGCCGATGCGCTCATGGCAGCGGAGGCGAACATCCTGCGTGAAGTGGCCGCCATCGTCCACGAACTTTATGGACACGGGCAGTTCCACGCCATCGGCGAATTTCAGGCGACGGTCGAATACCAGTTCATCAAGCTGCTGCCAGACCTCGTCACTGTCCGGGCGGCCCATGATGATGCCTTTTTCGATGCCCCATGTTTCACCGAAGTGGCCGAAGCCCACGATTTCGTACTCCATGCGGTCATCCTGTGTGTCAACGCCAGCAGTCAGAACCAGCACGCCGTCCGGCAGTTCCGCAGGGTATTCCTCCCTGCGGCCCAGCATGGTGTCCTCGTCCTGCACATCGCCGCGGTCTTCCCACAACAGGCCCAGCCGGGTGTTGTACACGACCTGCATCTTCTTCGTATCGCCCAGTGCGTTCAGGTATTTCAGCACGGTTTCTTTCCATGCAGCCCACTGGGAAACAAAGCTGTTCAGCCAGAAAGAACGGATGCCGTTCTCGTAGGCTGCCGGATTCTCTGCTTGCCAGTGCGCAGGCGCACGTTTCATGGTCACTTCGTCCGAAATGCAGCCGCACTCCGGGCAGAGATACCACACATCGTTGACCTTGTAGGTCTTTTCGCCGTGAACCTCGATGGTGTCATACTCGTACCGAATATCTTCCCAGCGCAGTTCGTGGAATCCCTTGCAGTGTGGACACTGCGACACCCAGCGTTCCATCGTGCCTTTGACGTAGGCCTTGGCGATTGCGCTGTGACCTTTGATTGTCGGGGTGGAAACCTCGACCGCCTTTGCGTTGTAGAACGTGGTCTGCCGGGCCATTGCCAGTTCCCACGGGTCGCCCTCAGTGCCGGCACTCGTAGCCCAGCGGTCACGTTCATCGCCCAGCACATAGCGGATGGGTTTCGATGCCAAAGCGTGCGCCTCGGTGGAGCCGCACATGGTCAGGATGCCGCCGGGGTAAGACTTCTGCAGAATGGTGTTGCCGCTGTCTCGGCTCTTGCACTCTGCTACCTTTGCCCGCAGGGTAGGACAGTCTCGTATCATGGGAGCGATACGCAGCTTGCTGTACTCCTTGGCATCAGTCTGAACCGGGTGGATAAAAAGGATAGATCCGGGGTCAACGTCAATCGTTCTGCCGATGACATTGTTTTCAAATTCGCTCTTGCCGACCTGCGAGGACGCTACGACAACAATGTGATGGACGCGAGGGTCAGAGTATGCGTCCATGATTTCCACCAGATAGGGCGTTCTGCTGTTACGCCAGCGGCCTTGTTCAGCAGATGCTTCCGGGGACAGGACGCGGTTTTGTGCTGCCCACTCGCTGACCGTCACGTTGGGCGGCGGGCGAATAGCTGCCACCAGCTTCGACACCAGAGCATTCAGGCGGTCTACTGCGGCGTTGTCACTCATCCTCGTCACCGCCCAGTTTATCAGTCCACGACCGGCGTTCCCGGACGCGAGCCTCATACTTGGCCGGGTCATAGCGGAACAGAGCGATTTCCTCCGCAATCTGATTGACCTCGCCGCGCATATACTCTGCGACCTCAGCAGGGTCAGACAGAGCAGCGGCATTGATGGCCACCCGGCTGGGTAACGCCATCAGCGCACCCCGGATGGTGTAGATAAGTTCTGAGGTCATGGCTGCCACATCCTCGCTGCGGTGCATCTGCCCGGACAATTCCTTGGCTTCTGCCTGTGCGATTTTGGCCTTGCTGGTCTTGAGCGTTGCCTCCGCCTTGGCCTTGACCCGCTCAATCTTCTTGGCCTCCTCCGCTTCTTCCTTGGTCAGCCCGCCACGGGAGATGCTGCCATTGTAGGCCTGCACAGCGTCACCAAGGACAAATTTGCCCCGGCTGACGGTGGTGAGCACCCCATCCTGTGTGAGCTGCTGCACCCTGCGGCCCGTGATACCCAGCACAGCGGCCAGTTGGGTGGTGGTCACGGTCATGTCAGCAACTCTCTCTTTTGTCGGCATTCAGAAACCACCTCCTTTTGGGTAAAACTCTTTGGAAAATCTCGGTGAAGTCATTATACAAAGCGTAACGAAACGACCAATTTTCCCCTCACTAACTAGCGTGGTTTCGGGGTCGTCGAGCCCGCTCATGGTAGGGTACCCCCGTCACAGTACCTTTTCGGCACTGAACGGCTGCTCCTGCCCGCTGTCGGGCGGGTGGAGCGCAGCTTCAACCATTGCAGGGTCATACACGAAGGTGAACTCCATGTCCTGCACAGGCGCAGGCTTATTAACGTAGATGTCTACGACAGGCATTGTGATACGCTCCTCTCTCAGATGCTGCGGATGACCTTGGCCTTGGAGTATGTCGGATGGTCTTTGGTCATCATGTTCAGGAACTCATCTTTGGTAAAGCCGGACAGACGGAAGATTTCTTCGGGCTTCATGCCCAGCTGCTTGCCGATCTCGTCCACGGTCTTGCCCTCGTCCATGAGCTTCTTTACGATGGCTTTCATAGGGTCGAGCAGGTGTGTGCCGCGGGCGCGGTTGTGGGTGATGGTGCCGTATACATCGGCACTCTCGTCACCGTGATGGTCTACGACTACGACAGGCACCTTGCCGCTCAGCAGGGACAACAGCGGTTCACGGCCTGATACTGTCCAGCGGTGGAAGCCGTCAATGATGGTTCCGTCCGGGCGTACCACGATGGGCAGCGTCCAGCCGTTGGTCAGGATAGACTGCACCAGCAGCTTCAGGTTCTCCTCACTGACCTTGTTGGGGTTGTAGTCGTTGGCGTGGATGGTGTTGCGGTCTACCCACTGGAGGGATGCCAGCGGTGCGAATACGTCAATGTTTTCCATGGTTCTGCTCCTCCTTGATGCGGGCGTTATGGTCGTTGTAGATGGTGGTCCAGAGGATGCGCAGGATACGCATCTTGGGATCTCCGTACAGCAGCCCCTCATACATGGTCTTGTAGTGCTTCTGTTCAGCGATACCATAGGTCTTTATGAACAGGCCTCGCCAGTGGTCGATGTGGGATAAGGTGTCCTTGGCGATGGTGTACCGCTCCGGGTGGAGGAACAGCAGGTCTTTGCAGAGGGCTTTATAATCCTTCTGTTCGGTATCTGCTTCCAGCTCACGCCGCTTGCGGGTGCTGCGCCGGAACATCTCGGAATCCCAGTAAAGCAGAACGAGGTAGGCGTTTGGCTCTCGCCGCTGGATACGCTCCCACAGGTCGTTGTCGGTTTCTGCAACCCACCGTAGGCCTTGTGTGCTGGTATCTCCAAAGAAAGCGCAAAGCCGGAGTGCATTTTTATGCACACCAGCTTCGTACAAACGCATATAGATTTCAGGGAATTCAAGGTTTCGCTCTTTGATGTACAGCCAAACATCGGAATCAGCCCAATCGTAGATGGGATAGAACTTGCCGCCTTTTGTGATACGCTCCATCTTGGTGTTGGCGATGCACTTAAAGCGGGTCAGACTTTCTGCCGTGCGCAGGCCGACCAGCTGAATGCCGTCGCGGAACGCCTTTTCGCAGAACGTCTGGTAGTTCATCTCTCCGGGGTGGTGCAGGTATGGGCTGTACCTGATGGCAAAATCTGGCGGGGTACGCATCCACACATCTTCTTTGCCCGGCTCCCATGTTATCCACGATTCTGACGCGGAAAGGTGGTCTATCACGCACACCTGCTTGAACGGCAAGCAAAACCACAGGAATTTCGCGCCGACCGACAGGAAGTTGCGCCGCCAGCGGTGCGCTGCATCGACCATGGAGGGGTAAAGCCCTTCTTCGTCAATGAATGTCACCGTCAGCTGCTTGGGGTCGAGTTCGCCGGAGAGAATCATCTCATACACGAGGTTGGCCATGCACAGGCTGTCCTTGCCGGAGGAAAACGACAGATAGATTTTGCAGCCGTTTGCGAACACATTGCGGATACGGATTTTCGCCGCTTGCAGCACGTTCATGCTGCTTTCCACTACTTTCACAGGCATATCAGTTCACCACACTTCGGGCAACGGATGCACCTGTGCTGCTCCACGCCGCTGTCCGCCTCTGGAGCAGCTGTTTGCGGTTCAGAAGGTGTAGACACCTCCAGCACTGTGGAGGGCTGCTGCGGGGCAGCGGAGACGGTAGGAGCAGGCTGCGGGGCGGGAGCCACCGGGTAGGTCGGTGTTTCGGCATACGGAACGTGTTCCTCTGCCTGATGGCGGCTGATGGGTGCGATCTCGTTTTCCGGGAAATCGCCGTAGGAGCTGATTACTTCATCAGCTTCATCCGTGGTGCTGTTCAGCATTTCCAACAGATCAGCATCCCAACCCGGAACGTCCACGTCTCCGTCCAGCTCCTTGACAAGCTCCTCGATGGCATCCACATCCGTGAATCCCAACTCGTAGACCTTGTTGTCGGCCATCATCAGCTTTTTCTTCTGCACATCGGTCAAACCCACCATGACGTAGCAGTCACAGGTTTCCCGACCCATGCGGAGCAAGGCTTCGTACAGACCGTTTCCGGCGATGATCTCACCATCCTCGGCAACGACCAGCGGCTTCACCTGACCGAACATCTCAATGCTGCGGATGTACTCGGTGATTTGCTTGTCGGAGTGCCGGCGGATGTTGTGGGTAGGCTTATGCAGCTCTGCCAGCTTCTTTACCGTGATGTTCATCGTGCGACCTCCTTCTTGTCAGAAACGAGGTGCAGCACAATGGAGAACAGGACAGCAGCGACCACAACGTAGATGCGAATCGTGCTCATCAGCTGCCAGATGCCCATAACGCCAAGCGGAATCAGGATCTGCCACGAGGCCACGGTGAGAACATCCAGTGCGAAGCCAAACTTCTTGCCGAAAACCAGATATTCGCAGTAGAGATAGGTAGACAGCGAGGAAATGGCGATGACCGTAATCAAAATAGCTTTCATTACGTTCAGCACCGGGCTGAAGCGCACCCACGTGAGCAGCGCAGCCAGCACCATGTAGATGCCAAACATCACGCCCGCCAGCACGAAGGCCTTTTTCATGTTTCCGCGCTTGGTTCCGTCCGTATTTTCATCGTTGTACTCAAACAGCGAATAGTAATACGGACAAGCAAATGGGCCAGGCAGCAGAAGTAAGCCGTTGTACACGCCCGCCTTAATACCAGCGGCGTTTACGCCGGGGTCGATGATGGCGAACGTGCCGCCAGTGTACACCAGAGCAGCAGCCACTACTACGACCAGCAGGCCATAAACGACCACCCATGAAAAGCCATCGGATAGCACGTTGCGAATCATGCCATCTTTGAGCAACATAATCAGGAACGCCACACAGGTGACGTACACGATAATCATGCCGCCCTTGGTTCCAATGGGCGTATCGCCGAAGATCTCATAGATGCCGGACATCTGCGTCCATGTCTGGAACAGCGTCAGCAGGCCGATGAAATAGAACATCACCTTGCTCTGCATGATGCGACGGATGGACGGAACACGGTCAGCGAACAGGCCGAATGTGATACACGCCAGAGAATTGAACACCGCCCAGATGATTGCCGGAACTGCGCCGTATCGCAATGCAATGGTACGGAAGTTCATCAGACTGCCCACTCCCGCCCACGATGCGACAATGGAGCAGGCGTAGAAAATAGTGGGGTTTGCCTTGAATTTTGCCTTGATTTTCTGATACATAGAAAAATCTCCTTCTTTGCGGCTGGGCACGGCGAAATGTCCAGCTTGCAGCACCTCGGCTTTTCGGGGTGCTGCGGTGATGCCACACGCAAAGGAGCAACGTGCGGCCCGGAATCCTCCTTTCAGGCAATAAAATAGCGGCACCCACCGGGAATGGTGAGCACCGCTTGGCTTGATTTGAATTTTGCATCCTAATCATATCACCGGGAGCATCCGTTGTCATCTGAATCCATATCAAAGCGTTGCTGGTCGTTGACTTTCGTTCTTCTTCGTTGCTGGTCGTTCTTGTTTATTGCACGGCATTACACGCCGTGTGAAACCGTCCTACACCGTCCACCACCGTGTGAAACAATCTGCATTGATTTTTGATATTTTCAGTTTGAATTTAACTTTTGGCAGCCAAAATGTAAAACTTATTTCTATATTTGGCCGTATTTTATGAAAATTTGAGGTTGAATTTGAGTTTTCGGGCAAAAATAAAAAGCCCCGCAAATGCAGGGCTTATCGGTCAATGTGATTCGAGGTAGTTGTAGGCCATCCGGCTGACCCCGGCTTCTGTGTAACACTTTCCGAGTGCTCCGGCAACTTCTGCCCACGAGTAGCAGCGGACAAACCGTAGCCGGAAGATCAGATAAAGCCGGGCATCCATGATGCTCTTGCAGTACGCCTCGACCTTGGGCTTTTCTTCCGCTGCCTGTTCCTCCAACCAGCGGACGCGTTCATCCATGTCAGCCAGTTCCACAGCCAGATCTGCCACCTTGTCCCGAACACCGGGCGTATGTGGCATACCCGTCAGCTGTGGGGAAGCAGGATTGATTTTCTGCCGAAGATTCTCCAAGGCCTCACGGTCTTTTTCGAGTGTCATTTGAATGTCATAATACTTGGACAATTCCTGTAATGTCACAGCCTACCTCCGTCATAATTCAGCTGCCGTTTTGCAACGGTGCTTCTGTTATTTTATCACATTTTGCCGTTGGAAGATAGACAGGAAACCCAGAAATTATGTGGTCCGCTCCAATTTTGCACAATCCCGGCACCTTGTAGGTCTGGCCGTGCGAATCGGTGCGTTGGATAGGCGGGTCGAGGGGTATGTAGTTCTCACAAGACAGGCAGCTCATTCTTCCACCCTCTCAATTTTCGGGAACGGCTCATGCCCCAGCGGAACGGGTTCGAAAGAACGGTTTGTTGTGCGTGACTTTTCCCGCTTGTCTTTCGGACTGTCCAGCCACTGCTGGTGCTCGATGGCGTGTACAAGGTCGATACACGTTCCCCATGAATCGTGCTGCCGTCCACGGTAGCCACGCGGCGGGAAAGCCATTTTGTAGGCGGTATCAAACAAATTTTTGATGTTGCTGCACCGCTTTTGAAGATCTGTATCGTAAGTGTACTTTCCAGTGAGAGTTTTGACGCGGGGTATGCCGTCATACGCCAGATCTTCAGCCAGAGCATCGAACTGTCCCATGCGCAGCCTCATGTACTCGTCCACAGCTAGTCCGATGATGCGCAGCTGTTCTTCCGAAACCTCAATGCGATACTTCATCTTTTTGCCTCCTTAATCGCATATATCTTTGCTTCAAACCGCTTTTCCTTGCATTTCTTGACACTTCCATCCCATTCAAGTTCGGGTGCGTGAATAGGTGCGGCTCTGAATACCAAATCCAAGATGGGGACATCGCAACTAAGCGGTTCTTTCGCGCCAAGTACAGGAAGTAAAACAACGAAGTAGCCTCGTTCAATGGCGCATCTGCACACCAAGGCAATAAATGCATTGGTGTCCGCTTCACAATATCGCAGCTTTCCTCCAACCCGCTGAATAAATTCGTTCATGGTCATGAAACGCTTGTCCTTTTCGGACGAATCAAATCGCTCAATAAGTTCACTTGTGATTTTCTCGGCCATGTCCATGTACTCGCGTTCCTCCATCCATGGCAGCTTAAGAAGAATATTGACATTTTCATTTACCATATTTTTCACCTCTGCGAATGCACCTAAAATACGCTGTCTGCTGAATAAACTCCGCATCCTCTGCGATTGACCGCACAGATGAATTATCGGATTTAATCTCAAAGGAATTTAGAATAAACTGTTTCAAGGCGCACAAACTATAATCCCCAATCGACTTGCCAAAAAATGCGGTGAGAATATCAATAATGGTTTCCTCGTGCCGCGCAAAACTGCACGCGTAGACCTTATGCTCAGGAGCAAAATAAACCCAATATGTAAAGCGCGCTTTGTCATGGTTCGCTTTTATATCAAGGCAAGCCTCATCCGTTTTTAGAAAATGAACCGCCCGGTCTGTTATCAGATTCAGTTCGCTTTCCCCAACAGTGCAGCCGTTCGGAAACAGGTCTTCCATGAACCGTTGAAAATGTTGATCTCCTGCATCCCCGTCAAACACATCATGCCAAGTAGAGCCGTAATCTTCCAGCAGCTTTTCTTTTCGCTCAAAAAGAATGGTACAGGCCAGCTTGACAAAGTTTGCAGGGGATTCAACCTTGAAATGTAGCCGTTCAGCTGTCATGCTGCACCTCCAGTTCAGGCTTTCGCTCCACCTCAATCACAACCACCGGGGTGTTTGAGGTGATAGTGAATTGATAGACTCCCGGTTTCACTTCATTCGCAGACACATTTATCATGTCAGGGCTTATGCCGTTCGCATTGCAGATGCTTTCTTTCAGCCGCTCCTCGCAGTTTTTTACCATCTCATTTGTCTTCGGAGCTATGGCAAAATATTGACTTAAAAATTGAAGATGAATTTTATCCAGAATCTGCTGTGCCGAATCGCCAACTTTATCCATAGTACCGTTCCTCCACATAGCACCAGCTTTGGGGCGGACGACGGAGCACAAGGCCGTCCAGTCCATAGCAAAATGCGCAGTGTACATCTTTCTTCTTGCCAATTGCGCATTTCTTGCACCACAGTTCGTTTTCCTCGACAGCACGGTGAAAGCACATGATGTCTTTCGGCTGATTATAAATTTTCAAGTCGGAAATATGCCAGCCATATAAATTATGGAGTTCAGTCTGTGGTACCGCTGGGTTGTCCCACCCGGCATACTTTTTCACCTCACCGTAGGTAAGGCAGCACCCCGATACTTCATTTCGGATGCTGAATGGGCCCGGTGGTGTAATAGTCGAAATGCGGTCACATATAAACTCGCCAATGACCATTCTAGTTTTGTCACGAACGCTATCCGGCAGGTGCTTATCACATTTTATGAATTCAGGCTTTCCGTGGTGGATTTCGCCGCCCATCGTTTCTTCTCCATCCCTGAAAATGGTGATAAGATGCTGTGGGGCTTTCGTGCAGTAGATGTACACCTTGAACGGCGTTTCCAATTTTGGGCGGGTCTTACGTACCTCAATGGTTTTTTTGCCTCGCACAATGAGGTCGCACCATTCCGGCCTGATACTGATAAGAACGGCCTTGCTCATTCTACCACCTCCGGCGGCTCCGGCAGCGGAGCCCAGAACTTCACAGCACCATAGGGCGTATCTGCCGCTGGGCGGCCATCCTCGATGTACCACTTGCCGTTTTCAATCCAGCCCTTCATGGTGTTCCGGCTCTCGCAGCAGACCCACACCATTTCGCTCATAATGCAGCAGTGCTTTTCTCCCGCGTTCTCCCAACTTTCATCGTGGACAAGCGGTGGGGTTTTGGCATCGTGCCACGACACGCGGCGAACAAAGTCAACGACCATCTGGCTGGCCTCCCGAAGGGTCTTTGCCGCGGCCTCCTTGCCCTTGAAGCCATTGTAATACTCGACCTCGGCCAGAGCGTCCATATCGGTTTTCGGGTCGATAAAGCGCAGGGCTTCTTCCAACGTCATTTTAGTTCCTCCTTCTTCAGGCAGATCCACGGATACTCGCTATGCTTGAGGCCATGAATGTACCGCATTCGTGCCTGAATGCAGCGACCATATTCGGAGCAGCCAGTGCAGAATGGCTCCCGGTTGTAGAGCATCTTGGAAACATCCTGATACGGTGGAATATGAGAAGACGGCGTTGTCTGCGCAAACTCCTTGGCGAAGTAGAATTCCACCTCGTCGGCTTCTTCCTTCCGGCTGATCTGCCCGGAAGCATCGATTGCGACAAGCGCGATGGACAGCAGCACCGCGATGCCGATGCCGACCGGAATTACAATTGCCCAGTTCATTCTGTGTACCTCCGTGTGTCCTTGTTCCAGTGCAGCGTGATAGGGTTTCCGCACTTGCACGGCACTGTAAATTCCTGTTCCGCAATGTTGGTCTTGCCCTTGGCGTGGAACTCGCAACAGCTGCATTGGAACTCATACGGCGCAAGGCCACGTTCCAGTGAAATCGTAGCCCCGCAGCGGCAGCTGATGGACATTTGCGCAACGTGGAGGTATGTACCGAACTCCTTGCCGCAGCAGGGGCAGCACAGGCGCAGCAGGCCTCGTGCGCCGGGCTCTGGCGGGCGATTACTCTTTCTCATGGTTGGCGCCTTTCTTGGTCTGAAACTGAATCACTTCCCGGAACAGCAGCTCGTTGTTGTGTTCCGATTCAGTCATAAAGTTGATGTACTCCCGGAACAGCTGACGGTCATGCTGCTGCCGGCTGGTTTCGCCCAAGAGGGCACCGATTGCCACGCCAACAGCCAGCAGCGCAATGTCGATGAAAATCTGGTCAGGCATCGTCATCACCCAGCACTTTCTCGATGAGATCAAAGACCATTTCTCGGTCTTCGATGGTCAGGAAGTCAGCCGCCATGATTTCAAACTTGAGGCGGTCAGCATATCCTTTCAGGTCATCCATGGCTTACTCCTTTCCCAGCTGAGCAAGGATCTCGTTGCCCTTGTCCAGCAGTTCATCCCGCCGCTTTTTCTGCTCGGTCTCCAGCTTTTCCATTTCAGCCTGATACTTTTTCAGCGTTCCCGGCCGGAAATGCTTGCTCTGCCCCATACGGATTTTTGCGGCAATTTTCTTGTGCCGTTCAACGGTCTGGCGCAGTTCAGTGTCCGTGGTCAGAATCTGATAGCGATGGTGGCAGCCTGGGCAGGTGAAATACTGCACCATGTAATCGCCGCTCCATGTACTGCGGATGCCGGCTGTCTGGATGCTGAACGGTGTGCCGCAGCGGTCACACTTTACAAGGTCGGTCATTCGCCATACTCCTTTCTGCACAGCTGGAACGCATTGCAGTGGTCATCACAGGTCTTGCAGCACATGTCGCATCCGGGATGCGCCGCCTTGCAACCTTCGCAGGGCGCAGCTGTCTTTTTCGGGGCATTGGTGGAAAAGATGGCATGGGTTCCGTTCTGCAACGCCTTTTCTTCATCAGACATTTCATAGCCCAAGGCTACCAGCAGAGTGTAAATAGCGTCGAGACTGCCGTTTTCCTCCCAGCCGTACCCGCCGCTCTGGCAGTCGGGTTTCCAGACCCAGCCCCAGTATCCGTTGCTGCCATCGTCAGCAGCCGAATAAGCCAAGGAGAGCAGTGCCTTTTCCGGCTGGTTGCTGAATACCGAGGCGTTTTCCAGATAATCAAGCAGGTCAACGCTGTCCGTTTCCGGGGGAGCAACGCCCAGCAGCTTGATTGTCAACTCGCCATCGTAATTTGAATCGAACGCATCCACAGCAAAGCGGACGATTTCGCCCAGATGCTTTTTGCACTCTGCCGTGGAAAGCTGCGTCACAAAGTCCCGGCGCAGTTCAAACATATAGTTCGTGAGGGCGGCAAGCTGGTCTTTATAAAACTGTTCCTGCTGCCGCTTTTCCTCTCGCTTAGCCGTTTCCGCATTCTCTTTTCCCAAATCGCGCTCTTTGTAGAGGTCAATCTGGTTTTGGCTGACCTTGTAGCAGTACGCTACGCTATCGGCATCGTCTGGCACTTCAACGTCCTTGCCGGTGTTCCAATATCCGTACCCGGCAACGTGTGTGTGAGTACTGTAATCGGCATCAGGATTTTCCACAGCAAATTGGCGAAGCTGCTCAATCCATTCAGCCTTTCGATGCTGGTATTTCTGGTCAGACAAGGCGTTCTGCATGGCGCGGTTGAAGTTCTGGGTGCCGAGGGTTTCCAGCACCTTGTTCCGGGCATCCAGATCCTCGATTTTGTTGAGTTCAACAAAATCGGAAAGGGTTGCGCCACGCTGCTCTGCCTTTTTGAAGTTGTCGTGGTTCAGTTCCAGCAGCTTGATGCGCCGCCGGATAGTGGACTGAGAAAAGCCGGAGCGGTCTGCGACACGCTCCACAGTATCACCCATGTCCAGCATCATCTGGAAGCCCTGCGCCTGCTCGTAGACGGTGAGATCGGACCGCTGCATATTCTCAACCATCATGGTTTGCAGCTGCTCTTTCTCGTTCATATCGACCACGGAGCAGGGCAACTCAAACTTGCCAGCCTGCTGCGCTGCCGCCGCCCGGCGGTGTCCGATGATGATGGTGTAGTCCTCGCTGGACCACACGGCCTTGGGTATCCATGCCGCTTCTGCTGCCGAAGCGTCGCCGCCATCGGCAATGCACCGGGCAATGTACTCCTGCTTGCCGAGGTAGTGACCCGGAATGACGGTCAGGTTCTGGTACACGCCGTTTTCCTTGATGCTGGCGGCCAATTCTGTCAGGTCACCCAGTTCTTTGCGCGGGTTATCCGGGTGCGGATGCAGCTGCCGGATGGGGATGTAAGTAATGTCTGCCATGGTGTTTACTCCTTTCTGAATTCGGGTCAGAAAAACGTGAGCTGCCCGGTGCGGGTTTCGTTAAGAGGCTCGTTTTCCGGGGCTTTAGGCTCTTTTTTGATAGATTTTTGCAAATTTGCGGGTTTAATATCGGTTTTTTCGATTTTTGCAGGTTCACCTTTCGGTTCAAACAGCAGGTTCATCTGCGCTATCTGGCGGCGCATATACCACACATCGGTTGAGAAAAGCGGCATATACCAGATGCGGTTTTGTGGTCCTGCGGGCAGCAATCCGCGGCTGTCGTAGGCCGTTGCCGGATTCACGAGTGTGTCACCGATGACTACATATCCAGCGCAGCCCATAAAGCTGCACTGGATGTAGCACATCAGCCCAACGATGAAGTCAATGTCTTGGGCTATGACAAGGACTTTGTTGTGGTAGCAGATATTCCGTCTTTTGCAGACGTTCAAAAAGGCAAGCAGCGTGGCCCCAGCACCACAGGCCGGGTCAGATACCGAGATGAATCCCTCCATGTCCGGGTGCAGCTTCGGGTCGAACGTAATCTCGGCCATGCAGCGGCACACATCGTAGGGAGTGAAGAACTGCCCGGCGTGCGAGTTGCCCAACTCGCACATCATGTACAGCGAACCGAGGAAGTCTTGGTCAGGATTCTGCTCCATACCCATGATTACCTCGCCCAGCATTTCAGCCATGCCCTCCCGCTCCTTGGCAGAGTATTTGGAAACGATGGTCTGATACATCTTGGTGCGCTCTGGGGCATTTACCTTGTCCGTGCTGTTCGAGATCTCGATGGCCGTCAGGGTGACGAAGTCCTCCCAAATCTCCCAGCGACTGTGCTTTCCAGTCAGGCTATTGAAGATTTTGAGGAAGTTTTTCTGGTGGTCATCACGGATGCTGCGTGTCACTGCTGCCTTTGCCATGGATTATTCCTCCTCGCTGTCTGCCTTGGCGAGGTAGTAGCGGCCATCGTAGAAGTCAATCACGCCGGCCGTTTCCAGTTCATCCAGCAGGGCGATGGCCTTTTCTGCGGTCACACCCATCTGCTGTTCCAGCAGGGCCTGCGTGATGCCGTCGTTCTGCCGGGCAATCTCGGTGGCCTGCGTCAGTTCGTCCGAGGTGGGCTCGTCCTCCTCGTCATCCTCGATTTCTTCCAGCGGTTCGGCCTCCCCGGGGAGATTCGGGGAATCAGGCTCATTTCCCCGGGGCGCATCCTGCTGCCCACCGGATTCCGGGATGTCAGGCATCTTGTAGCCGAGGGCTGCCAGCTTGCCGCCCTCAACCAAATCCCGGAAGAAAAACTGGAGCCAGAGGTAGTGCATATTCTTGAAGATGTTCTTGATTTTGTTGAACAGGGTGTCGGAGATCGTGAATGTCTTGCTCATGCGGTAGGTCAGGTTTCCGTCCTTGACGGTGAACAAGATGGATGCGCCCGGCGAGATGTAGTTGTCCTCGGTCGCTTCTTCCAGCATCGACATCTGCTCACCAACGCCGCCCAGCGGACGGATAACCAGCTTGATGGGATATGCGTTCTTGATGAACACATAGCTCAGGTTGTTGGCCTCGCAGATGCCCTTGAGTTTTTCACGGTAGACTGCGAAACGTGCGGATTCAGACAGAGAATTATCCATGATGAAGCTCCTTTCAAGTAGCTTTTAAGTAGTCGAAAATTTATAGTCGTTCTCCCGGTTCTCGATGGCGGTCAGACCCAGTGCGTAGGCTGCCCACACATCAGCCTTGAAGCCATAGAAGAAATCCGGGGCTTTCTTTGTGCCCTTGCCGTTTTTCAGGTCGTGGGCTGCAAATCGGTCAATCAATGCCCGCCGGATGGCGGTGTCGTTGGCTCGGCTGTCGTGGCAAATGTGCTTTTTCTCCTCGATGCGGCACATCATCCGCACCGAGCACCGGGACGAAAGCACCTGATAGAACCGGCCGATCCAGACCGTAGTGTCGAAAACGTCCCGACCAACGGACATCCCGTAGGAGGCCACCATTTCGATGACCGCCCACCGCCATCCCTGCTTGGCAGCCGATTCCAGCTTTTTCAGCAGTTCTTCGTTGTCGATTTTTCCGAACTCCAGCGGTCGGAGCGTTTTCTGGTCAATCACGCAGTAGCCAGACTGCACATTGCCGGGGTCAATAGCGATGATGGGCATCACAGGTACGACCTCCCAAACTCCTGAATAAACCGGGCTTCCGGCCAGCCGTAGTGTTCCATAGCCTTTTTCTGCGCCCAGCGCTTCAGCCGGAGATCAGCATCACGATTGTTGTGGATGGCGGTCGGGCCGTTCTGATGGCACCACGGGCAAAGTGTCACCCACAGGCCCAGACGCTTGCTCTTTGCCCGGTAGGCACTCCCGAAGTACACCTCATGCCGTGCTGTACCATACCGCCCGCAGATCAGGCAGACCGGCTTATCATGCAGGATGCTGGGTGCATAGCCGTTGGAATCCAGCTTTTCGCCGTACTCATTCAGCGGCATCCGTCTCACCTCCCGTCACAATCCAGACCTTGTGAGAACCCCAGCCAGACCACGCAATCGCTTCCGCATGGGTGCCTACGGCCACATCTAAGGCATTTTCCTTGATGAGCGAGCCGGTATCCTGTACCACTCTCATCCCTACGCCCTCAATCAGAATGACCGTGCCATAGGGAAATATGCTGGTGTCTGCGGCCACCGTCACGCCCGGCTGAACCTTTGCGCCGCTGGAAGTGATGCCCTGCCCCTCCCCGCAGATATGCGGGTATTCCTCGGAACAATAGGCTGTGCATTGAAACTCCCCTGCGTATGTAAGGGCAATGCTCTGATCTGCGGCAATGGTGTCCGTGAGTTGCTCAACCTCGGTCTGCAACTGCTCAATGGTTTCCTTGCGCTCCACGGCCTTGTTCATCCAGTTTTCTTCCCGGCTGGCGTAAATGTCCCTCTCCATGGTGAGTTCATCCACCCGGCGGGCATAGACCGCGCTGGCAAGAGCGCTGCCGGTAAAAAGGCTGACTGCACAGGCCAGCGACACGATAGAACGAAACTGCATTTCAACCTCCAATCTGAGCCTTTGCCCCGCCGGGCAGTGCCGGGGGCATCCGATCTGCATCCTTGGCAGCATCCACTGCCTTGACGAAACCGGGCTTGACGTACTGCAAGAGATCCGCATTGGAGCGGTCAAGGGCGTCCACCAGCCCCGCCGGGGAGCCAGCCCATTCCCGCACAGCGGCAGGCAAGGCCCCGAAGATGCTCCTGTTCTCTGCCCGGAAGTCCTCTGCGGTCAGCTTCCCGGTGGCCGTCACCAGTCCGCCGTGGGTGGCATAGTACTGGTTCCGCTCAATCTTCCGGGCGGCAACGATGGCCTGCGTCCACAAATCATTTACCGAGGGAAGCGCGGCACTCTGCAACTTGCGGATTTCTGCACACCAGTCAACCAAAAGCTGATTCTGATACCGGCATACCGTCAGCGCCTTTGTCAGTGCCGCAGCGGCCACATCATCCGGGATGTCTTTGAGTGCAGCGGCGTAAATCTGCGACCGAGCCGTGCGCTCATCAGTAGAAAGCGGCCGACCAAAGTAGTTTTCAATCAGTGCCAGCGCATTCTTCAAGCATTCAACTGTCATCCTAAACCTCCGAAAATTGCGTCATAATCATCCTTGGCGGAGGACTTTTGCTGCTGACCCGCCGGGGGCTTGCGCCGATCATCGCGGGACTGCACATCACCAATGGTTTTTACGCCCTCAGTTTTCCATGCTTTCAGGATGCCGTTGACGTAGTTCCACTTCCGAATCCCGGCCAGTGCAGCCTTTTTGATTGCCAGCAGGATGAGGTCATCCGTGAAAATCTGCCGCCATTGGAGCAAGGAATCCTTTGCGGCCGGGGGAAAGCTGCCGATGTTGTCCTCGAAAGACCGGATGATCTCGGCCAATCCGGGGTCGGCAACCGGAAAACCGCCGCTGCCGTTATCTCTTACTCTGTTCTCTATCTCTTTATCTTTCTCTTTATCTTTATCTATCTCTTTCTCTATGGGGAGATTTTCCCCAGTGGTATCCCTACCACTTTCCCCAATGGAAAGAGGAGAATTTGCGGCTTGTAGTGTCTGCCTGCGCTTCTTGGCTGCCCAGTCAGTTTCACTGCCTATCATTTCCGAATAATCGGAAATCGACAGCGTTCCGTCTGGGTTTTCAAAAACAAGGCCGATTTGCTTGTACACCTCAAGAGCCACACGGACAGTTGCCAGAGAAAACCATTTGCATTCTCTCTGAATCTTTTCAACATCATAGGGAATGAGCATCTCTCCGATTTTTGACACCAGACAGCCGCCCGTGTTTATGGTTTTGAGGCAGAGCATTTGATAGAGAACAACATAGTTGGCACCATCTGGCTGGCTCATCAGGTAGTCGATTGCGTCCGAGGACATGAAGCTATCTTTGAGTTTTATCCAGTAGTACCGCTTACCCGTTGCCATTCAAACCTCCTTAGAACGGCAGGTCATCGCCATCGTCAATTTCAGAGAAATCATCCGGGCTGCCCTGCGAATACTGCACAGTGCCAGGGGCGGCATTTGCGCCCTGCCACCGCTGCCGCTGGCTCTGGGTGTTGAAGCCCATCTGCTGTGGCTGCTGATTCTGATAGGGCGGCTGCTGGTAGCCCGGCGGCGGTGCCTCACCGCCATCATCCACTCGCTGCTCCGTTTTTGGGCCGCAAAAGTGAATCTTCTGGACCACAAACTCGGTGGCGGTGCGCTTCTGACCGTTCTTGTCTTCGTAGGAGCGGGTCTGGCACTGGCACTCCACAAGAGCCGTGCTGCCCTTGCGGAAATACTGGCAAACGAACTCTGCCGTTTTACGCCATGCCACGAAATTCAGCCAATCGGTAGCCCGCCGGCCATCCTGACCGACATTGTCCCGGTCAACGGCCATGCGAAAACTGGCAACTGTCAGGCCGCTCTGTGTGGTCCGCATTTCAGGATCAGCGGCGAAGCGGCCCTGAAATGTGCAATTATTCAGCATCGGTGTCCTCCTTCTTGGTAATCAGCTCCGGATGAACTGCAAGCATCAAATCCAGCACAAAGTTACCAATGTCGTAAACGCTGCCGCGTGCACCCTTGTGATAAATGAGGCTGAGTTCGGCCTGCTTCTGGAGCAGTTCCTTGTACTCCTCAACCGGGATAGCGATGGTCTGGACGTTCAAATCTTCCATAACTGGTTCCTTTCTTCTCGCATGATGCGGACCACCTTGCGGCACTGGTCCACATCGAACATTCCAATATGCGTAAATTCAATCGGAGTGCCCATCTTCTCGGACAGCCAGCGGTAAGCCTCATTCCGGCGGCCACGGTAGGGACCGTATTTCCAGAGCGGGTCAAATGCTGCATGAGCTGCCTTTTTCCAGTTGCGCAACTCCGAATTTGCCAAGCGGCCAAGGGGCTTGTCAGACCCCTTGTGTACGCCGACATAGGCGCCGCAGCGAGGGCAGAGGTAAATCATGCCGAAGCTGTGGCCGTGGTAAACCACCGAACTGTCTACGAAGTCTGCGGGCGTTCCGCAGTAGTCGCAGATGACGATTCGGTTTTTCATCGTGACCATTCCTCCTTGTACCGTGCCAGCTGTTCCGGGGTGTCCGTCTCGATACCCAGAGCCTTGGCTTCCTCAATCGCACCGTCAATCAGGTGCGAAAACTCCTTTGTGTCCATCTTGCTGGTGTCCTTGTAAACCAAGTAGCAGTTGAACCTTTTCCCGTCCTCTTCCCGCACATCAAAGCAGCGGGTGTATTTGTAGAGGTCGTGAACATCCACGCTGACCGGAAGTTTGAAGCCCACGGTGCAGCCATCCTTGTCCCTCGCAACCGTGCCGTATGCCACAACCAGCCGCTCTTTCACAAGGTCATCCGATTCACCAGTTTCGGCGGCGATCTTGTTGACCAGAACATGGAAGTAGGCGTTTGCGCTGTGGCTGCGCTTGTTGCGGTGCTTCTTGATTTCAATATCCAACAGCGGTTCTTGATTCAGCTTGTCCCACAGGTTTCGGAAATCAGAATCAACTTCCAGCGTGATACGCTGCTTGCGGTTCAGGCTGAAGCTCATATCCACCAGCCGCCCGGTCATAAGGCTTTCCAGTGTTCTTTGAACACATCCATCAGACCGAAAGCATCCAGCCAGTCGAAAAAGTCCGAAATGATGGGGCGAATGTCGGGCGTTTCATCCCGGCGATAGCACTCCGTCCAAACATCCATGCCGTTGCTGACGAGGTAGGAGAACGTCTGGGCCTCCGGGATCAGCAGCATATAGGTGGGATGCTGGGTGCTGGAATAGAACTTTCCACGCTCATAGCCCTTGCTGAACTTGATATCGTAGATAGTCCCGGCTTTGAGGGCATCGAGGCGGCCGTACAGAACAACGTCCATGCCACGCACCTTGATGGCTTTTCTGGCCTTGAATTGCAGCTGCCCGCCGTGGATGATGGCGGCGATTTGCCCAGCGGCCCAACTCCACGGATTGTCCGGGTCATCATGTCCGGAAATGATGGAGGTCACCAGATTTTCAAAGTCGATGCCGTTCTGCATGGCCTCGGTGCGGGGCGTAGGCTCACGTTTCAGCACCAGCATGAACTCTGCCAGCGGGTCGCCCTCTGTGGTCAAATCCTCGTAGGGGTTCTCCCGGATAAGGTGCAGCCACGAGGACAGCAGAGAGTGAGTAATGAGGTATGCAGCCATTTACTGCGCCTCCTCTGCGGGCTTGGAAACGTACTTGACCGCGGTGGAATCGAACGCCAGACCGAGGGCGGCAATCTTGGCTTTCCACATGGCGTTCAGTTCCCGGCTGGAAGTAAGGTGATGCTGCAAGCCCTTGAACGGCTGCATGGCGGCGTTTGCAGTGTCTGCGTCCTTGATGCCAGCAATAATTTTGCTGCCCTCCTGCATAACCTGTTCGTACGCCTCGTTCTCCTTGGCGTTTGCAGCTACTTCCTCGGCGGCCTTGCTGTTGTACTCCTCGAACAGCTTGGTCAGGAAGTCGTTCTGGCTGCCGGGAGTGAGGGCCGGAATCTTGTAGATGCCGTGGATGCCACGGGTGCCTTTGGCGAAATACTTCTCGCAGTTGGAGAAGCCAATGGTGCGGTCGTTGCCGTACATCTCCACGAAGCCGCCCAGATCCATAGGCTCCCAGACGTTGTTCTTGGTCTGGCCCTCGACCTTGATGCGGAGGCGGGTGTTGTCGCCATCCTTTTCTTCGGTGGCATGGAACACGACCACGATGTTCTTCTTCAACTCATAGAAGCAGTAGTCCATCAGCCGGACGAACTCACGACCTACGAAGCCGTAACCTTTGAGGGACAGGCTGCCATCACGCTGGCCGTACTTGGGGTTTTGCTTGATAGCCCACAGGCCCATCAGGGAAATCAGCTTACCGGCGGTATCAAACACCAGCGTCTCAAAGTCGTTGAGGTTCTCAGGCTTCAGGTCGTTCAGAATCTCGTCATAGCTACGGGGCTGGATGTACGGCATACGGTAGCGAGGCTCGATACGGTCAATGCCGAAATCGCAGTCGATGTGCAGCGGGCGGGGTGCGGACAGGGCCAGAGTGGACTTGCCGATGCCGGGGTAGCCAGCAATCAGCATACGGATTTTCTTTGCGCCATCCTGAATGTCATTGGGGTTGCGAATCATAATGTTTACTCCTTTTCTCTTGGTGGGTTTACTTGTGGAACATAACGGTCTTGCCAGTGGTACGGTTCAGCAGAACCATGTGATCCGGGGCATCCCGGACGCAGAGGTACAGGCGGGAATCCCAGCCCTGTGCGGAAAGGGCTTCTTTCTGCTTGCGGGTCAGCCTTTTTGGCCGGGCATTCATGTGTCTACCGCTCATACGGCGCTCACCTCCTCATTCCAGCGCTTCAACAGCGAGGGCTGCATGGTGATGATCTTGTAGCCGGTGGCTTCCAGTTCAGTACTGCGATCATAGCTCTGCACGTCCTGTGCGTGCCGTGTGACGGCGTTTGCCAAACCATAGAGGGAAAGGTCACCGCCTGCGATAAGATGCCCCAGAATGCCCTCGCTCTCGTTCTGGCGGAGATTGAACTCCTTGGCCGCAAGCTCAACCACCTTGGGAGCCGCCGCCGGGAGAATGG